TGTAGTCGCCATGATCGATTGGCACACGAACAAGCCCCACGCCGTGAGCTACTACGCCGTCGATCCTCACGGCATGTGGTATCTGGTCGACGAAACATGGGTCAACGAATCGGCCGAGGAAGTGGCCGATCGGATCATCCGTAAGACGAAAAGCGACGACTGCTGGCGCATTGAGCGGGCTTTCATCGACCCATTGAGCAAGGGCGACACCCAGTATAGCAAGCGCATGGGGATCCAGATCGACGATTCTTACACGACGATCGAGACACGGCTGCGAGGGGCAGGCATCAGGCTGGAGACAGCGAGCAAGGACAAGGGATCGGGCATCAAAAACGTCGAGAAGATGCTTTCGGGCGTCAACGGCCGTCCATCGCTTTTTTTCTTCCGGTCGCTCGTGAACAAGATCCCGAACGAAGGAACGGTCTGGGAAATGCAGCGGTGGAACTACGACGAGGACGGCAATCCGAAGAAGGAAAACGACCACTTCTGCGAGAATCTCTACCGCCTGACGCTGACCGGAGTCAAGTACACAGACCCGCGTGTTTCACGTTTGACAGCGCGCGGCGAAGCCTATAACCCGCTCACTTATGGCCTGGAGGTGGCCGTCTGATGGCTCCAGTCCTGCCCTTCATCATGGCCGCCTCCGCGATTTTCGCCGCGGGCACGAGCATCTACAGTCTGGCGAAAGGCGCTCCGGAAGCTCCCGGGAGCCCGGCGCCGAGCAAGTCCGAACAAAGCCGACAGGCCCTTGAAGCCGCATATGCCCAGGCGCAGCTGTTGCGGCAGAGGCGCGGAGCTGCGAGCACGATTCTCACAGGTCCGCTCGGCGTGAGTACGCCGCCGCAGACCATCAAGGCGACTCTTGGGGGATAAGTTGACGGACAATCGTAGCGACGAGAACAAAGCAAAAGACTGCGAAAAGAACCTCGGCTACCTAAAGGATATCCGTTCGCCCTTCGAACCTCAGATCGACAATATCATCAAGTTCGTGAACCACGGCAGGCGCAGCATCGCCGGCAAGGAAAATAAAGGCCAGAAGACCGGGGAATCGGTCTACGACGGCTCCGCGATGGGCGCAAGCAACATGCTCGTCGACGGCATGGTGGGCTATCTCTGCAGCCGCAATATCCGCTGGTTCAAATTCGGCATCCCGGGCAAGTTCAACTTTCCGCGCTCCATCGGCGGCCGCAATTGGACTGGCCAGCCCATCGACAGTCATCCCGAAGTACGCCGCTGGCTCGACTATTGCGAGGAGGTGCAGTATAGCGCGTTCGGCAGATCAAATTTCTATGACATCGTGACCGAGTTTATCCGCGACGGGGCAACGATCGGCACGTCTCATCTCGTGGCCGAAGAGGATGTCGGCCAGGGCCGCGTCATGTTCACCGTGCCGCACTTCCGCGAGTGCTTCATCGCCGAAGACCAGTACGGGCGCGTCGACACGAATTACCGCGTCTACTGCCTGACGCTCCGGCAGCTCGCTGACAAGTTCGGGCTTGACCGTCTGAAGGCGCTCGACCGCAATTTCGAGAAAGCCTATGAAGACAACTTCCACCAGGAGCGCGAAGTCATCCACGCCGTGTATCCGCGCAAGGATTACAGCCCGGATCGCTACGACAGCAGGGCGAAGCGCATCGCGTCCCTTTGGATCCTGCGGAGCGCGATCGACGGCAATCAGCAGGGATCGAAACTGATCGAAGAAAGCGGCTACGACTGGATGCCGTCCGTCACCTGGCGCTGGCGCAAGAATAACGACGAGTGGTACGGGCGCAGCCCGGCGTGGGACGCATTCGTGGATATCCTCAAGGCCAACGAGCAGGGCCGGAGCAACCTGATCGCCGGCCAGAAGATGGTCGAGCCGCCGATGATCGCGCCCTCCGATCTCCGGGGCCAGATCCAGATGGGGCCGAAGGGCCAGACCTTCATGGACCGGGAGCTTGCCGCATGGGCTCCGCGCCCGCTCGTGACTGGCATTCAGCTTCCCTACAGCGTCGACCAGCAGGACCGGACGGACAAGGTTATCCGCGATCATTTCGCCGTCGATTTCTTCCTTATGCTGACAATGGCGGCGGAAAACAAGGTCGACCTCACGGCCACTCAGGTAATCGAAATGATGGGCGAAAAGGCGGCCGTCCTCGGCACCCGGGTCGGCATGCTGCAGTCGGAAGCCCTAGACCCGATCCATGACCGCGTATTCGATATCGAGATGCGGGCAGGCCGGATGCCGGAGCCACCGCCGATCCTGCAGGACTACGCGGGCGGCCGGATCGAAATCCAGTACCTCGGGCCGCTCGCCCAGGCGCAGGTGCGGTTGAGCAAATCCCGTTCCATACAGGCAGGAATCTCGCTCGTGGCGCAGATCGCCGCCGTGTCCCCGACCGCTCTCGACATGGTGGACTGGGACGGCGCCGTGATCGAAGCCCTCGACAGTTCCGGCTTCCCGGCGCATCTGGTCCGGAGCGACGAGCAGATTGCCGCCATCCGGCAGCAGCGGATCGCAGCGGAGCAGAAGGCACAGGCCGTGGAAGCCCTCGGGCCGATCAGCAAGGCCATGCGCGCGGGCAAGGACAAGCCGGAAGCGGGGAGCCCCATGGGGATGCTCATGAATCCGGAAGAGACGCAGGAGACGGCGGGAGCCGGGTAGCATGGAAGGCGAATTCGATCTGATGGGACCGAAAGCGGCCGACGACATCGGCGACAAGTACCGTTTCCTGTTCAAGACTTCGGTCGGGCAGGCGGTCCTCGCCGACATCCTGCGCACGACGCATTTCGGCGTGACGCTCGATCCGGACAATCCCGCCATGATCGCAGAATACAACGCCGGCCTCATCATCATGGCGAAGGCGGGCATCCTGGATGACGTGAAAACCATATTGGGTTTGCGCGATTCCGCGCATTAGCGCTCAAGGAGGGCGCATATATGGGTCTTGAATGGAGACGCAAGTTATCGGACATCGTTTATTCCGGCAAGACCGGTCAGGTGATGTTCGGGCAGTTCAACTCGACGACCGCCGGTTACGGCATCGAAACCTCGGCCGTGGAGCGCACGAGAATCCTTTCGGTCTTTGCCGACGACGGCGGCGACGCCCAGACCCCGGTCGGTTCGGTTCCCGACATCAGGGGATTTCTCAGCCGCTACCTCGTCACGGCTTCTCAGGCGGCGATTCATGCCCGCATCTGGGGCCTGATGGGACAGGCGAAGCTCTACAACGCCCTGTTTTCCGAGGAGCAGTTGGGAGGCGTGAACGGCCGGCTCGAAGTAGTGCAGTCCGGGGCCGGGACCGTCACCCTCGCGGGGTACGGCGTCAGTGCGGGCGTCTGCGGCATCTTTGCCACGGCCGGAACTGCGCTCGTCAACACGAATCATATTGTGGCCGGCGTCGCGGCAATCGCCGACATCAAAGGCACGATTACGCAGACGGGCAAAGTCTGCGGCTTCTACGTCGGCAAGTACGACACGACCAACTGGAGCGACGCCACGACTCGCGCCAACTGGGGCTATGGCCTCTACGTCGACGAGGATTCCGTTACGGTCTGCCCGATCCAGGTCGGGAAGTTCGTAGCGTCCGCGGCCGCCGGCGGCGGCTTTGCGGTCTCGCTGGCAAATAGCGCGGCCCTGCGGATTTACGCCGAAGTCACGGCTGATCTTACGAATGCGGCCATGGTCCGGTCCATTCTCGGCCGGATGCTGGTGACGGGCGCGATCATTTCCAATGCTGAAGTATTCGGCGTCGCGGGCCAGCTTGTGACCAAGGCCGCCACCCTGACGCACGACAATGCCGGAGTGCTCGGCACGTTCGAGGCGCAGACTACAGCCGTCACCATCGACGGCACGGGCGGCGACAATTGTACGGCCGCGGTCCTGGGCCGCGTCGGTGTCAGCGTCACGGCGACCACCGTTTCGGCGACGGGCATCCTTGCGGGTGTGGCCGCCATGTCGAACATCACCAGCGGCTATGTTTCCGTCACTTCCGGCGGCATCCTGGCCGCATTCTACGCGGGAATTTACTCGACCAAGCAGAAATGGGACATCGGCCTCTGCATGCCCGCCGGTACGGTCGTGACCGGAATCAGGGTGGGCAAATTCGCAAGCGCCGGGGCCACGGGTAGCGCGATTCCGTTCGCCACTGGTCAGGATTTCTATGCCGACGGCCAACTTGACACGGTTGGAATTTTCGGCGAGAGCTCATCGGACCTGGGCGCGGGCTACAGCGCCAAGTGCGGGCGATTCCGCCACCTCGTCAACAGCACGAACGTCACTCACGAGACCTACGGCGTGATGGGCCAGATCGTCGCGAAGTCATCGAGCATGACGCATCTCCATGCCGGGCTCATAGGCACTTTCGAGGGCCACACGAGCGGAGTGACGCTAAATTCCGCTTACGTGGTCGGGCACGCAGCCGTCACCGCGCGCGTCGGCGGGCACGCGGCAATCACGGCAACCACTCCACTGGCCGGATTCCTGGCGTTCAATAACGCGGGAGCGGCGTTGGCCGCCGGCAGTTCGGTTGCGCTGGCGACGAGCTGCTACAGCACGTCGTATCCGTGGACGATGGGCATTTACATGCCGTTCGGGACCGTCACTACGGCCATCCGGGTCGGGAACTGGGTCGGGTCGGCGGCTCTGGGAAGCGCCATCAGGTTCAGCACGGCCCACGACTATTACGCCGATGGACAACTCGACGTTGTGGCTGTTTTCGCGGAAAGCAACGCCGATCTCACGAGCGCCTACAGCGCCAAGGCCGGGAGATACCGGCATGTCATCAACGGGATCACCTGCGCCCACGAAGCCTACGGACTGATCGGCCAGGTTGTGGCCAAGAACGTCACCTACGCCCATCTGCATTCGGGCCTCATGGGGACGTTCGAGGTCAACACGGCCGCCACGGTCAGCGCCGGGGATGCGGTCGGTTGCGCCGGCGTGATCGCCCGCATAGGCGGGGCTACGATTACGGTCGGGGCAACCGGTGTGCTGGCGGGATTCCTGTCGGTCAATATCGCCACCACGGTCTCGATCACGAGCGGTGGCGTCCATGCCGCGTTCGCCTGCCGGAAGGCCGGGAGCGGCGTGACCTGGGCCGAAGCGCTTCACATCGAGGACGCGCTTGTGGCGATCCGGTTCAAGGCCGCGAGCGATACTTACGCGCACGGCATCAAGGCGGTAGCCGCAGCTCCGAGCGGAAACACCAGCCACGCGCTCAAGGTCATGATCGGCACGACCGCCGGATATATTCCGGTGTACGACAACGAAAACTTCTAAACGGGAGGCGAAGGGATACGCACAATGAGCGAACCATTGAGACTTGTAAACATTCAGAGCGCCGGAGCGGCCTGGCAACGGCTTGCCGCCCTGAAACTGCCGAGCCATACCGCATACGGGCTCCTGAAGTATCTCAGAAAGGTAGAGGCGGAGGCGGGCATCATCGAGACTCAGCGCGTGAAACTCATACGCGAGGCAGCGGGCAAGCCGGAAGGGGATGTCAGTCTGAATCCGGGCACTCCGGAACACGCCACATTCTCGACAGAGTTCGGGAAAATGCTGGCGACCGAATGCGATCTTGCGCCGTTCGACATGACGCTCGACGGCCTGATGGATCTCGCGGGCAAGGAGCAGGGCAACCTGCTTTCGGCTTCGGATCTAGCGCAGTTGGAGCCGTTTTTCAAGGTGAACGGAGAGTCGTAGGAGGCCGTATGCCGGCCGGTTTTGAAAAGTGCGTTTCCGACGGAGGGCGCGTCAGGACGATTTCCGGCCCGAACAAGGAACGCGGATTGAAAGCGAATGAGTACATCCGCATTTGCTTTCTGAGCGGAAAAAGCTATGCGGGAGAAGTGAAGACCAAACAGAAGGAAGAGTCTAAGAAGTAAAACGATTTGAGGGCAAAGCCTCCGGACTGATCATCCGGGGCGGCTCAAAGAGTCGGGAACGGGGCAGGCCATTGCGGGGCCGCAATACTCGCAATGCCTGCCCCTTTTCTTTTGCCCCAACACTTTCAGGAGAAATTAGATGGCTGATGATCAAGTGACCCCTCCGGGGAATCAAGATCAAAACTCGAATCTGGGCTGGAGGTCGGCGCTCCCAGATGAGTTCAAGGAACACGAGTTCGTCAAGACCTTTCAAAAGCCGGGAGATTTCGTCAAGACAGCAATTGAAATCAAGGCGGACAGAGATGCGCTGAAAAGCAAAGTCGAAAACTCGATTCCCAAACTTGCGGCGGATTCGACCGACGAGGAAAAGGCGGTTTACTACCAATCCCTCGGACGGCCGGAAAAGGCCGATGGGTACGAGTTCGACGGCGGCACTCTAGACGAAAAGACAGCGAAATGGGCGCGGGATGCGTTCTTTGCCGCCGGTCTGAGCAAGGACCAGGGCAAAGCGATCTCAGCCTCATGGAACGGTTTCGTCAAGCAGATGGTCGACGCCGACGTTGCGCAGAGGACAGAGGAGCGCACCAAAGCGGAAACACAACTCAAGTCGGAACTGGGCGACAAGTACGACGGTTCGATCGAGTTGGTCCGGAGGGTCTGGAAGAAACACACCAGCGCCGAATTCGATTCGTTCGTGAACGAGACGAAGATCGGAAACGACCCCCGGATGATCCGCTTCATGCTCGCAATCGCAAAAGCCACAGGCGAGGACACGAGTCCCGCCGGTTCGCCTTCCCACGAGAAACGCGGAACGCCCGATGCGACCGCATTTTATGCGGCCACGGCGGTAAAGAAGCCGTAGGTTTGCGCTTCCGGGGACGGCGGAATTGACGAATAGGAGAAATGAAACATGGGTTCAACTGCTGTTCTTGGATACAGCACCATCATGGACGTGGTGAACGAATACACGTCCCTGGACGCAAACGGCGTGTACCTCAAGGCCGCCGAAGTCCTGAATCGGAAATGTCCCCTGCTCGCCCTGTTGCCCCTGGTCGCTTCCAACCAGATCATGAGCAACATCGGCAGCCGGGACAGTTACCTTCCCAGCCCGGGCGTCCGGCGTTTCAATGAGCCGATCAGCCCGACCGCCAGCCATTCCACGCCGTTTTCCGAGACGATCGCCATGTTCGAGGATTACTCGGAAGTGGACGAGGCTCTTTATAAGATCCAGAATTCGCCCGACCAGTGGCGATTCAATCAGGACCGCCGCAAGATCGAGGGACTGACCCAGAAGCTCGAATATGAGCTTTTCTACGGCAATCTCGGCGACAATCCGGGCTCCATCAACGGGCTCGCCACCCGTTTCGCCGTCAGCACCCATCGCCCGAACGACGATTCGAGCTGGCCGTACAACGTCAAACTGGCCGGCGGATCCGGATCGGACACCACCTCCATCTGGATCGTCGAATTCGGCCCTGAGAAGGTCTTCGGCATTTTCCCGAAGAACCTGCCCGCTGGACTCCAGATCGAAAACCTTGGGAAATCGACCAAGGAATCGACCTCGGGCCTTTTCGAAGTCCTGCGCACCCACCTGACCTGGTTCATTGGAATCGAGATCGACGACGAGCGCTGTGTGCAGCGGATCGCCAACGTCGAGAGCGCCGGCTCCTCGAACATCTTCGACGAGGAAGACCTGATCGCAGTCAAAAATCAACTGCCGTCGATGGGCGAAGCGCCCGGCACGGCCATCCTGGTGGATCGCACCATCAAGACTCAGATGGACAAGCGCGCGGTCAGCCAGAGGATGAACACCTATTTCACCCAGGATGCGGCGGGCGACGTGTGGGGCCGTCCCGTCACCCGTTTCCAGGGCATTCCCGTTCTGGTCGCGGAGAAGATCCTCGACACCGAAACGGCCATCTCATAGGAAAGGAGCAAGAACATGGGGATGTCTGATTACAAACTGTGGCTGCATGGCAAGGCCACCCCGACCGTAGGGGTGGACATCGGGCACGCTGCGGACGAATACAGCGAGGATGAAGTCGATTTCGGCGTGACGAATCCAAACGTCGGCGCCGGAGGGAAATGCGGGCTTCACTTCGTCATCAACGAATCTTTCAACGCCAACCTGACTTCCGCCCAGGTCTGGATCGTCCACGGGGCGGCCACCGCTCCGACGACGCTCCTCATCGGGCGGTATTTCCTGCTGGCGGAATTGGTGAAGGGCAAGCACTACTTCATTCCGATGCCGCCGACAAACCTCCAGTTCGTCAGGGCGTATTTCGACCTGACGGGAGTGCCGACGGCCGGCCAGGTCTGCATGTGGCTGGGTCCGGACGAGGACGGAACCGGGTAACCATCTGTGGAGCGGGGCGGCTTCGGTCGTCCCGCTCCACAATAGGGGGATTGCATGAAAGCACTATGCGTCAAGGACTGCTTTGAGGGCAGGCTGTACATCCGCGGCAAGGAATACGAAATCAAACCCGAATGGCCGTGCGCGAAACACTTCACATGGCCCGGAAAACCGGAAACGAAGCCCGAGCCGCCGGTCAGCAAGCAGGCCGCATTGAGACAGGAAATCATCAAGCTCCAGGAAGAGAACGCGAAGCTCAAAGGCGAAAAATAGGGGAGGACCCCATGGCAAACAGGACCGAGGGCGGAAAGCCCATCACGCTTTTCTCCGGGACCAAGGCGGCCAATTTCTCCGGAAGCACAGTGCAGGGGCTCGGGGCGTACCGGGATCTCATCGTCACACTGGACATCACAGCGGCGGAGCGTGACAGCGCCAATGAAACATACGACGTTTATGTCACGGGCGGCGATGGCGTAGCTGAGTGGGATATTGTCCACTTCCCGCAGGTTCTAACTACCGGAGCCAAACGCTTCACGGCTATCGTATCCGGGACATCGCGTCCGACGAACGCTTCGACCGCTGATCCAGGAGTTGAAGCCGTTACTTCGGGAGTCCTGACCACTACGGCGGCTGGAGCCGGACACGGGGCAAAAACCCTTGGGGCTGGTCTGGTGCGTCATGGCCCCTGGGGCGATAGGGTCAATCACCATCTGGTGGTGGCCGGGACAATCGTCACGGGGATTGCATACTCGATCACGGTCACGCCTAAATAGGAGCGCGAAATGACAGACAATCCGGCAAACTGGAGCGCGTACACTCAGACCAAGACCGCACTGTTTGCGGCCGCGGACCTAAAGAATATTGCCAACGCAGCGGGCAAGCTGTCATCCGCCTCTGCCATTGATAATACTGGAGGCGATCAACTTGCCGACCTTGAACTCCTGATCGACCTAGCAACTGCAGCCTCCGCCGGCAGCCATGTCGCACTTTGGTTTATCCGTGCGCTTGACGGATCAAACTACGAGAGCGGGGCTGACGCAGTATTTCCAGCCCGGCCTCCTGATGTAATTATTCCTGTGCGTTCGACCACTGATGACTCACAGGTCGTTACCGTTGCGGGTGTACTGTGGCCTCAGGGGCTGTTCAAAGTTCTATTTCAGAACGGTACCGGTCAAACCACGACTAACACCGACAGTCTGACGCAAGTCTATTACCGGTCCTATAATCCAGTGATTGTGACGGCATAGTATGAGACGCTCAGTTCTCTGGAGTCCGCATTTCGGAAAGCCACGCTACGAACACCATGCGCGGCTGAATCTGGGCAATCAGACCAATGCCAAACTGACAATGTGGTATTTGTGCAACGAAGGCGCGGGGAAGTATCTCCATGACATCGTTAGTCCGGGCGTTGATGCTGTCTTATCTGAAGGTACGGTGGGTTGGGGCGTTGGACGACTTGGCACAGAGGTAATTGGAAATGGCTCGACAATCTACAATGGATTCTTGCGTATGGCTTATGGGTTGCCGCCTCCCTATACAGCCATGTTTCACGTTACTCCAACGAGCCTGCACAACTATGGGAACATTATTTCGTCCGACTATCCACTAAGCGGGAATTTTGGCCTTCTGACTTTTGGAGATGGCGACTGGCATTGGCAGTTGAACGCGCAAACTGATCTGGCAGCAGGCGCAGGATCGCTGGTAAATAACGTATCAGCAGTTCTCACCGTCACGCACAATGGGGTTGCAGGAGTTAGTTCCGGAAGCGGAACCTGCTCTCTCTATCAGAATGGCATATTCAAGATAGCAGCAACTAGAACGGGCAACAATACCGGAGGGACTACTTTGGAGATCCTGGGCAATACGTACTGGAACAGGTTCTTTACCGGGCGGTTGACCTCGTTGCAGTTCTGGAATAGGTGTTTGAGCGCTATTGAGGTTGCGAAGCTCGGCGCATCGCTTTTTGGGGAAGACAGCGACCCTCGCCTTATTATCGAGCCGCGCAGGACGTGGTTTTTGTCGGTGGCGCCTGGAGCGGGTGGCATTCTTCTCAACCCCGACCTTCACGGCGGCTTCCGTTCCATGCGAGGAGGTTTCTAGATGGACTTACGAAAACGCGGCGCGACCTCGCAGATGGTGCGGATCTTCATTCCCGATAACTCCGTCACAACCGGAGCGGGAGTAACGGGGCTTACCTTCGAGAGCACGAATCTCCGAGTATCATTTATCCGGGAGAAGGATTCTGCGCTGACGAGCTACACCGGCGCGAACATCGAAACGATTACCACCATCGGGACTTTTCAAGCCCCATCCTCCTCCAGCAAGTGCCGCTTCAAAGAGACTCCGATTCCGGGAGTCTATGAGATTCATTTCCACGATTCCGCGACGGTCTTCGGCGCGGCAGACGCAAGTGAGAAAGTGATTGTGCTGGTTGCGGAGGATACCACCACAGCACTGAAGATCGGTCCGAACGCGAAGGAAATCCAACTGACGGCCTTCGATCTTCAGACAGCCATACAGAAGGCCGACCTTGAGACAATCAAGACGCAGGCCGTGACTTGCGCGGCTCCATTGACAGTGCTTGCGAGTGTGGGTACGGCGGCAGCTTCGACGGCGCAGACAGGGGATTCCTTTGCCATCGTGAACGGCGATCACGGCTTGATATCCATCCAAGACGACATCGACACACTCCTGGCTCGGATCGTCGGCACGCTCCTGGCCGGAAATCACACGGCACAGAGCGGCGACGGCTACGCGATCCTGAACAACGGAACTTACGGCAACTCGGCGCTGCAGACGCTCCTCACCACAATCGCGGGATACCTGGATACGGAGATTGGTGACATCCTGGCAGACACCAACGAGATGCAGGGGGATCTTGTCAACGGCGGCAGGTTGGATCTCCTGATCGACGCGATCAAGGCGGTTCTCGACAAACTCGACACGGCAATGGAGCTTGATGTGGCGGTTTATCGCTTCACCGCAAACGCCCTGGAACAGGCTCCAACTGGAGGATCAGCCCCTACAGTCGAACAGATCAGGACCGAGATTGACAGCAATTCCACGCAACTCGCGGCGATCACCGCGAAAACAACGAACCTGCCAACCGATCCAGCCGACGAATCCCTAATCATTGCGGCCACCGACGCCATCATGACGCGGCTCGGCGCTCCGGCGGGAGCAAGCGTATCCGCGGATATAGCGGCCATCACATCCAATCTGGGAACGATCGTGCCGACGACCGATTCCGCCGATAGCGTAACCCTCACAACCGGGACGGCCATCAGCGGCAGTTACGCCAACACGCAGACCGACGACGACGTTCGTTACGTGCTCGCCCCGGTGAATCCGGGCGGCCTGGACATGACGCTGATTTTCAACATAGTCGGCGCCAGAGCGCCCGTGTCGCTTTCGATCAACGGCTACTGGAGCGGTTCGGGCCAATACTGCAACGTGTCGGCCTACGACTACATTCTTGGCGTCTGGGACCAGTTGACCAACAGCACCACGCGCATGGGATCGCGCAATTCGGATGCGAACTACAGCTATCCGCTCAACCGCGAGCACATCGACCCGGACACCGGTGAAATTTCGATCAGATTCGTGAGTCCGAGCACCAACACTGCGCACAGGCTGAATCTTGACCGCGTGCTCGTCGCCACAGTGGATATCAGCGGTGGCGATAGTCCGGGAATCTCGGCGCAGGATGTCTGGAGTCATCCGGAACGGACTCTTACAAGTGATTCCGGGGAACCCGTTGACACGGATGCCATCGCGGCAGCCGCAGCAGCCGCCATCCTTGTCACGCCGTCCCAGAAGGTCGTCACCGACGCGAGCGGTTACGTGACAGCCAACGTCAATGGGTCAATCACGGTCACGGGCGACGTGACGCTTGCCGCCAGTCAGCCGAATTATGCTCCGGCGAAGGCCGGGGACGCGATGGCCCTTACGTCGGCCTACGATCCCGCCAAGACCGCCGCGCAGGCTTCCGACATCCCGACTGCCAACATCACGGCGATCAAGGCCAAGACCGACAACCTGCCGAGCGATCCGGCAGACGAGAGTTTGATTATCGCGGCGACCGATGCAATTTCAAGCGCGATTGCGGCGTTGCCCGCCTCTTCCGGGGATGCAACAGCGGTGAACCAGACAGCAATCCTTGCCGCCATCGCCGCGCTCCCGGCGCCCGGAGACGCCACGGCGGCGACTCAGGCGTTGATTCTCGCGGCCGTCCAGGGCGGCGTCGGAAGCGGATCTGGTTCCGTTTCGTGGCCGATCACGATCAAAGATGCCACGGGCGATCCGATAGCGGATGTCGATGTGACGATCGTCGCGCACGGCGATGCCGATCTCGATCCGGTCGCCTCCGGCAAGACCGACAGCTACGGCGTTCTGCATCCGACGCCGATGCTTGATCCCGGCACTTACGACGTGTACCGGCAGAAAACCGGAGTGGATTTCACCAACCCGTCAATCATCATAGTGGTGGCATAAATGGGCGGAAGCATCATAACAGGCGGAACACTTGCGAGTTCGCTCCTGCCTCCAGTGAGCATGGTGAACGTCGCCCTGCTCCGCATCGGGGCCAACGTGGTTTCGGCTTCCGATGACGGTTCTCCGAACGCCCTGAGGGCGCTCGCCGTCTGGGAATACGTCCGTAACGAAGTGCTGCAGGCGAAAGATTGGAGATTCGCCAAGATCCGTTACAAGATGGTAGTGAGCGCGACTGCCCCGCTTTATGCCTACCAGTACGCCTATCCGCTGCCCGCCGACTTCCTGCGGCTCGTGAAGCCGAGAGCGTCGTCGAGCCGCGGCCTGAACCCGGTCACATCCAATCAGTATTGGTCGAGTCTGATCAATATCGCCGGGGAATCGCGCAAGGTCGATTACGATCCACCGGTTTACCCCGATGGGTTGCCTTACATAATCGAGGCCCTTCCCGACGGCACGCTCTGCCTGATGAGCGACTACGACAACACGAACGACGATCTGCACATCAATTACATCCGCAAGGTCACGAGCGAATCGCTCTACACGCCCGCGTTCAAGAACTGCCTGATTTACCGGCTGGCCCAGGAACTTGCGGTAGCCGTTACGGAAAACATCCACAAGGCCAAGGAGATGGAGCGGCTTTACAAAGATAGTCTGATCTCCGCGGAGGCCGTCAATGAAAGTCTCGATTATCTGGCAGACGAAACCGGATCTATGAGTTGGGAGAATGCCGGCAGATGACGACTTCCAACCTCCAGACCAAGGCCACGCCCCCGATCAACAATTTCAACGGTGGTGAGCTGTCGCCATTGCTGGAAGCCCGTTTCGATGTCAACAAATACTACAACGGCTGTCGCACGATGCAAAATGCCTTACCCCTGGTCGAGGGCGGGGCAAAAAAAATGCCCGGAACTTATTACGTCGTCCCGTCCGGAACCGTCAACGGAAAATCGCGCCTGGCTCCCTTCACGTTTTCGACCGATCAGGCATACATACTGGAATTCTCCGATCAGACTTTGCGTATTTTCGCCGGTGACGGCATTGTCGTCGGCCCTTCCGTATACACGGCATACGATCCCGACACCGAATATCAATCCGGGGATGTGGTCACGGTCGGAAATTATTCGTATCAGACAGTTGCTACCGGCAAGACGCTTTATTTCGCGCAACCCTACACCGACAATTCGACGGATGTCAACATTTGGACCGTCCTGCTGAATACAAGCGATTCATTGTCGGTATCGATTGCCGGACAGGAGCCCTTTGCCGGAGTACGAATTCTACTCGCAAACGCCACGGGCTCGAAAAACGCAGCGTCCGCGATTCAAGCGGCGATCCGGGCGCTCGGCTCGGTCAATGGTCACGACCTGAGCCAATACGTCGTCATCGGCAATGCGGCCTACACCGCGGCCCCGCCCATTACTGCAACCGGCGGGATTGCCTATGTCTGGACCGCGGCCGGCATCTATGAGGCCCTGCAAATAAACCAGTACAGTTATTTTCCGCCCATTGAAACCGCCTATTGGACGACGACCATCACGGCGGCGGCTTCCTGGACCGCCATCCAAGTGGTGACTCCATATCTCGAGGCCGACCTGTTTGATCTCGATGTTTCAACCCGGAGCGCTGACGTTCTCTACATCTTTCATCATTCCTATCCGCCGAAAAAACTTTCTCGCCGGTCGAATATCCTGTGGACGCTCGACAATCTGGAATGCACCGGGACGCCCGATGTCTCAGAAACGGGCTACAACCGGATAGCGAGGATCATCAAGTTTATCACGAACGCCAATCCGGCTGTCGTCAGTTGCGCTGATCATGGTTTTGTGACGGGAGACGTGGTTTATATAAACCACGTTCTCGGGATGCTCGAAATCAACCAGGGGCGTTTCACCGTCACTTATATCGACAAAGACAATTTCTCCATTGGCGTCGATTCGACCAATTACTCCGAATATATAGAGAGCGGCGGATGGGCGGTAAAGCTCGTTGATCTGTTCCAAACGCCCGGTGAGTATCCTGCGTGCGGGACATTCTTTGAGCAAAGGCTGATGCTCGGCGGCTTCGACAATCATCCCGAAAGGGTGTGCGGATCCGTTGCCGGAGATTTCGAGAATTTCACTTCAGATCCGGAATTGGATGATTATGCGATCCAGTTCGATCTGGTTTCGTCCAAAGTTGATCCGATCCGCTGGATGGTGGCGCAAAGAAAACTGGCGCTCGGGACCGTTGGCGGTATCTGGCTCCTGAGCGGAGCTGCCGGTCTGCCTCTCACGCAAACAAGCGTCGACGCCAAGATGGAAATCAATATCGGCGCCGGAGGCGTGGCTCCGCAGATCGTAAACGACTCAATCATCTGGATGACTCGCGTTTCGAGAATTGTCCGGTTACTTCTCTATGAGTGGGGCAGCGATAAGTGGACCGCGCCCGATCTGACCCGGGTGGCGCGGCACATCACGATGGGGCCGACCGCCGTCGAATCCGGGATTCTGCAGACCGCCTACCAGAAAGACCCGTATCCAATCCTCTGGGCGATCCGCGCCGACGGCCAGTTGCTTGGGATGACTTATGAAACGCAGGAACAGGTTTACGCATGGTTTCGTATCGTGACAGATGGCAAATTCGAGAGTGTGGCGGTAGTTCCCAGGCCGAATGACGAAGATCGGGTCTGGGTAGTAGTTAATAGGGAATAAATCAAATGAGTGTTTCCGGCATCGTACAACTGCGCATGAGCGGGGGCAATCTTTATAATGATCTGATCAACCAGCTCTATCGCTGCACGGAGCTGGAGATCGACCCGGACGATTACAACGGAGTGGATGAAGTCAGATTCTACGCCGTAGTCGGAGCTTCAGCAGCGGAGAGTCTCAAACTCGTGGGCATCGCCAGCGATGCGGTACTCACCGAAAATCTCGACGACGGCGGTTTTGCGGTTGGTTCGACGTGGGCAGCGAGCGCCGGAGCTTCGATAGCCGGGGGCAAAGTGACATTCAGCGGCGCAAACGCCAATGCCACACTCACCCAGACTGCGGCCAACCTCGCCATTGCCCTTGTCGCTGGTGCGTATTACGAACTCACGTATACCATTTCCAACACTGATGCCTATCTCTACCTTTGCTCGGCCAACATCAATACCGCCGTATGCGAGGGGGCCGGAACCCTGCCCATCACTCCGGGGACCCATACGGTTCATTTCTTCGCCAAAGCGGGCGTCACCGATTTCATAATCGACCTTCATACATCTTTTGCCGGATTCGGCACGTTCTCAATTGACGACATCTCGGTCAAGCGCATCGAGTTCACCGAATACGCCGCCCTGACTCCAGACACGGGCGTTTCGATGAAGAGGATGACGGACATCTTCGCCCTGCCCGCAGTCAAGACCAAGTTCTATTTCTACATGCCCGCCTCGGCGTCGGCCACCCTGAATGTACGGACGGGGGGCATCGAGATAGATGTGGTCAACGCGACAAAAGTGCGCGTCCAACTTATACCGTTTGTCATGGGAAACGCAAGCTCCGGGGGCCTGCTGCAGGACCAGGAGCAAAACGATTACTGGGCCTATGCACTCAGCACCATCAATTCCAATTATGGATATTCCGGCATTGCCGGAGTGACCGACGACGTTTTCCGCATCTGGCTTCGGGACGCGAGCAAGTGGGCGACGGTCGATCACTTCACACATGAGGTCATCGCGGGCACGGTTGTCGGCGATTACGACGAACTCTGCGAATCGGGCATGTATGCCGTGTTCAACAAGACTTCCGGCCTGCAAGTCACCGGCACGGAATTGACCTTTACTGAACAGACGCCAACGCGCAAGGAAATCGACTTCAACGGCGACGCCGCGAATTTCACGGACGGCAATGAATTCGAGGAGCGGATGAAGGCCGTCAACAACGTGGCGAATAATTACGGCACACTCCTCTATCGCGCCGCTCTCTATGTCACCCTGACATCCGCGAGCAGGGTTCAATTTGAATTGCAGCTCGGAACCTGCACTTACGGATGGGTTGGTGGCAGCGGACTCAGTATCAATTTCGACGAGAGGTTCGATGTGGAGAGCCGCTATCTGCACGAGCCGACCAAATTCAGCGCAGGCACGAAATTCTACTTTGAGAGCACGGCGGTTGAACAGCAAGGCAGCGCGAGCCTCTATATGTACGACTGCTCGACCGAAGACGAAGGAGCACCAAGCAAGAGCGGCATTCCGGTCGCTGTCGGCGATGGCGGCTCGTGGGTCAATCCGGAAAAGACGCTCGTGGAGGATAACGACCCGGCAACCTGGCAGTCAGCCGTGCCGAATGCCACCAACATTATTGCACTCGTCGGATTCACCTTCGCTGGCTGGCCGGCCGGCGCCACGATCAACCAACTGGAAGTCGCTATCACGGGCAGGGTGATCGAGCAAACCTGCACGATGAAGGCCAAAATCAACTCGGAGGCCTATGTATCGAACTATTGGACGGCATCTCCCACCGTCCAAACCGGCTTAAATTTCACGATTCCGGGGCCGTGGGACATCGCCACTCTCCAGGCATGTACGGCCTATGTTCAAGCCGTCCACCCCAACAATGCCACTCTGACTAATTGGGAGCTGGCCTTCATCAACCTGCAGGCCACTTTCGGGATAGCTCTTGCCACGTCAAAACTGGACTTCAGCACGACCGACAGGGAGAGGCAGCGGACGGCCGATCTGACCGATGTTCTCACCGACGGCGACAGATACATTACCTACGTCACGGCGACTTCCACGCCGCTGGCCTCGATCGGCGCTCATTCGGCCTCGTTCATCATCGCGGAAGTCACGGGAGCGGAGGTATCGGAAGTGTCAAGGGCGATTGAATACTTCATGCCGCAGGAACTTTTCTCTGAGATCCGGGACGCCTTTTTCGTTCACTGCGGCCTGACTTGGGATGGAGGCGATGCGGTCGACATCACCGGCATCACGAATGCGAATCCGGCGGTCGTGACGGCTCCGGGCCATACATTCGTAAACGGCGATCGGGTCCGGATAGCGGGCGTGCTCGGCATGACGGAGGTCAATAACGCCGATGAGACTACGGCCTACACGGTCGCGGGCGTATCGGGAAACACTTTTCAACTTTCCGGTATTGATTCGAGTGCTTGGGGAGTATACGCGGCGGGCAGCACGGTGCAAAAGGTCACTAACAGCGTGAGCGGCCTTCCGACCGGCATCTATTACGACGGCAGGACGATCCGGGCGCTCGGGGATGGTACGTACGAGTACAACGGGACGGCGGTCGTGGGCGGAGTCGCCACGTTCCCGTGGTACGCGAACATCATCCATGTGGGCCTGCCGTTCTCCACAATCCTGGAGCCGATGAACCCGAATGCCGGAAGCCAGCAGGGAACCGCTCGGGGCAAGAAACAGAAGATCAACCGGGTGACGCTTTGTTTTTACGAGACCATGGGTTGCGAAATCGGAATCAATCAGGATCTTTTGCATGATATCCCGGTCGAGGATGCCGGGGCGGTATCGGCGCAACCCCATTTCGAGGCGGGCGTGCTTTTCACCGAGGATATGACTGTGGATTTACGAGGCGAGTGGGAAGACAAGGCAACGATTTCAATCGTTCATGACAGGGCGACGCCATTCACGCTCAAAGCCGTCGTGCCCCATGTGAACATAAATGAGCCGTAAACTGATGCTTGCCGATTTTCAGCCCGAACATGCAGAGGCGATCTTTGCCATGAATGGCGGATTGTTTTCGGTGCCGTTCAATGAATTGATCCTGGCGTATACGAGTTCAGGCAGTCAGGCCCGCACGATCATGCGCGGATCCGATCCCGTGGCGTGCGGCGGAATCATCAATATCGGCTGGCGCAGGGGCGAGGCGTGGTTTCTGGTTTCTCCCCTGATGAGGCAATACCGGAAGACAGTCGTCTCGTGGCTCAGGAAATATCTGCCCGACTTGGCGCTGGCAGGCGGCTTCCGGAGGGTGCAGGCGACATGCTTCGACCTTGAAAACGGTCATCTCTTCCGATTTCTCGGATTCGAGCGCGAAGGCTTGTTGCGTTCTTTCGGACCTGCGGGCCAGGACGCCATCATGTTCGGCAGAATTTTCGGAGGCGGCCAATGAGCGCAGAGGGGATGCAGTATTTTAACATCGGCATGGGAGCCGTGACGAGCGCCATCAGCGGCGTTGCCCAGTATAAGCAGGGCAGGGCGCAGCAGGCGGCCTACGAATACAACGCCGATATTGCGCTCGAAAACATGCGGCAGAACGAAGAGGCGAGCCGCCAGAAGTTCACCGTCCTGATGGGGCGCCAGCGGATGCTTTATGCGGCGGCGGGCGTCGATCTGACTTCCGGCTCCCCCCTCCTTGTTCTGGCCGACACGGCCATGAAGGCTGAAATGGAATCCTCGCGCATCAAGACGGCCGGGGAGAGCGAATCTGAACTTCAGCGGTATTACGGGCGCGTGGCGGCTTTCGGCGGCAAGATCGGTGGCCTGACCACGTTCCTGACCGGACTCGGAAGGGCCGGAACGCAACTGCTACAGATGCAAGAAGGCGGATAGTCGATGCCTCAGATACCGACAGCACCGATCCCTGAAGTGGTTCCGCTTCCGAGAATGTCGCCGGAGGCGGCGGGCGCGGGATACGGAGCCATAGAAGCGGCGGCGGGCCAGGTCGACCGCCAGGCCATGTTCGGCCTTGCCGTGGCGCAGCGCATTCAGGCGGCGGGCGATCAGGTTCTTGCTTCCCGCGCAGAAAATGAAATCAGCGCCGATATCGACACGGCCCTGCAGTCCTACCGGCAGAGGACCGATTACGAAGCCTTCACGGGAGACGTTCAGGCGACCGGAGAGGAACTCAAGAAAAAGTATCAGGCCGCCTATTCGGGCAATCCCCGCGTGTGGAATGCCTTGGAGCCGTATCTTGACGGGCGGATCCGCCAGTTCCGTAACACGATAGAGACCAAGCGCATCGATCTGCTGACCCAGGACGGTCGGTTTCAGCTCGACAAGGCAAAAGACGACACGGCGCAGAAGATCAGTCAGGCGGCCACGCCCGAAGAGAAGGAAGCGGCCCGCAATGAGTTTCAACTGAAGACGCTCGCGGCTGAAAAGACCGGCATCATCACCAAAGAACAGGGATATGAACTCCGGGAGCGCCTGGACCTGGACGCGGAGAAGGCGGAAGTAATCGGAGGACTGCGCAGTACGGATCCACGCTCGATCGTCCACACGCTCGACAAAATTGACCGTCACGAATTCAAGACGCTGGAGGCGCGGGATCCCGATTGGCTCACGAGCGCCCGCATGACGGCGGAAAACTGGCTCACGACCGTTTCCGATAAGCAGCAGAAAATGCAGGACGAATTATCGGTCAACGCTGCAATCGGAAACCTGCAGGAAACTTGGACTTTGCCAGATGGCAGCGTGGACTATCCGGCGGCGAGAAAACAACTGGGGAGCCGGGAGTTTCAAAAGCAGTTCGGTCTCGTGGACGAAAACGGAAACCCGCAACGGACCCGCATCCAGCAGGCCGAAAACTACCTGAAGGCGTTCGAGGGCCAGACGAAGGACGCCGAAAAACAGGTCCACGACAAATTCGAGAAGGACATCGGCCTGATGTACCTCAAAGGGAACTACGCCGGTGTCCTGAAGACGCTCGGAAGTCCTGACAATGTTTTGACCGGGGATGAGACCCGCACATGGACGGATGCCGTCAGAGAAAAGCAGAAGGCCGGAGCGGCAGATCCCGCACAGGCGGCACTCGCAATCATCAGAGCCAACGACATGATAGCCAAGGGCGAAGACCCGAACGCAATCCGGTCTTTCATTGTGCGCAATCCTGCCCTGGACAAGACCGACAAGGAACAGTACATCAACAAACTGGAATCAAAACTAGGTGGCGAAATCGAGGAAGGCCGAAGACTCGGATACGCTGACATCAAGGATATTATCGTGCCGCCCGCTCGCGCCTTTTCGCTCGATGCCATGATCCAGACGCCGCAACAGACCGTTGCCATCAAAAAGGCGCAGATGGCTCTGGACGGATGGATTGACGCTCAGGTGAAGGCCGGCAAGCCCCTGAAGGCGAGTGAAATCAGGATTCAGGCCCATGCGTTCGCAGTCGAATATCAGCCGACATTCAAGGAATCGCAGGAGTACCTGCAGAAGCAGGCCGAAGACCTGGCGAAACAGTTGGGGAAAAAGAAGTGAGCACTCAGACTGCCATCCTCCCGAAAGTACCGACCACCGATGAGGTTTTGAAAAACGCTCGCGTCAATCTCGGTCCGAATCTCGGCACGCGGCCCGAAGATTACGTGACTGACCTTCAGAAGGCGCGCGTCAATATCGGCGGTGGAAGTCGGGGAATGAAGCCGGAGGATCTGATCTCCGACCCCGCTCCGTTCGATGTGGACGGCGAATTCGGCAAGTGGCTTGCTTCGCAACCGATTGAAGCCGTCGCCGACCGGCACGATGCTTTTTCCCGAGTTTTGCATACGCTCTCGCGGCCCTTTGTCGCTCAGGGTTACAACACGCTCGCCGCCATGAACCGGGCTAATGCCACGCTTTTCGCGCACCTGGATCTTGCGGCAGATTTCGTCGGACGGAAGACGGGAGCCGAAAAGGGCGGACTGTTCGAAGATCTGGCGAAGACCTACGATGGCAACGCGGCCTATTACCGGCACAAGGCCGAACAGAACGGACTCGGTTTCATTGACGAACTCGTAAGCGATGCCGTGGGAAGCGCAATCCCGAGCGTGGCGCAATTCATGCTTGACCTTCATTCAGGATTGACGCTGCCCTACATGGCGGGCTCCGAGCAGGCGTATCAGCGCGGGGATAACCCATTGGCAGGGGGGTTGGTAGAAGCCGCCAGGACGGGCACGCTGGGCGCCGTATTTCGCTTCGTAGGTCCGCTCAATACCTACCTGCGTGCACCTGTGATGGGTACGGTCGGCGGCTTGCAGGCCATGGAGGAAGCGCCCGAAGGCCAGAAGCTCAAGGAATTCGCCAAGGGATTCGTCACGATGGGGGCCTTTTCGCTGACTTCACCGGGTGGCAGGCTCGGGCTCAACGAGATTTACGAGAATGCCAGACCGATGATTGAACGGGCCTCCGCGACCGCCAAGGAAGGCGCGGCCGGATGGGTGAACCTCGTCGATCGAGTCAGGCAGTCGGAACTCGAGCCGGGATTCAAGACTGACATCCGGGAGCGTCTGTTTGATGAAAGCGGATTCCTGGCCCTGCCCGGCGCCGCAGAACGGGAAAGCGTCTACCAGAACGTCGTCAACCGCTTCGCCTCGATCGAGAATCTGGACGAAAAAGCGGCGGCTCTCGGCGTGACGATCAAACCGGGAGAATCATTGAGGATGCGGTCTCGTGGTTATCTTGGGATTGGTGGCAAGGTAGACAGCGTGCTCCGCGATAAGACGTTCCGGATCGGCGCGGACGGCAAAATCCAGCTCACGGGCGAAGGCTTGAAGCCGATTCTGGATGACTACGAGCGGCTGTCCCCAGAAACGGATCTTGCGCTCAGAGAACAGGAATTCAACGATTACTTTACCGCCACAAGAACGATCGAGGACTTGCAGCGACCGAAAGGCGACTGGACGACAGAGAATATCGTCACCCCGCAACAGGTGGCCGACGCCCAGGCCGTCATTGCTGAACTCAAGGTTAAGTACCCGGACCTCGGGCAATTTGATGCCGTGGCCGAACGTCTCTATGCCTACCAGCGGCGGGTGCTTCATTCGCTCGTGGATTCCGGAAACCTGAGCGAGGCGCAATATCAGCAGATTGTGGGTGAAAATCCCCATTACGTTCCGTTTGAGCGCGTGATGGAGCACACCGAAGCGGGAACCGGAGGCCCGAGGGCAAAGAAACCCTTCACGGAAACCCGCGCCCCAGTCAAACGCATCAGGGGCAGCGAGCTGGAAATCGAGGACGTGGCGGGCAGTATCATTAAAAACACTTACCGGACGCTCGACGTTGCTGAACGTAACACCGTGTTCAATCTCGTTCGCCGCCTGTCTTCAGATGGCGAGAGCGACGCACCGCAACCCTATTGGGATCTTGGAATCTTTCGCGTGCGCGTTCCGGTCCATGCCATCAGGGTAAGCCCGGAGGAAATCGACACCATCACCCGCACGTTCCGCAGCCAAACGCAGGAAGTGAAGCGGGAGGTCAAGGAGAGCATCACAGCGGGTGGGGCGGCCCCTACGGCGACAACCGCGCCGATGTTGAAACTCGAAGGCATTGTCAAAGACTCCCTGAAGGCTCGCGGTTTCACCGATGGCGAGGCAGCAAGCGCCCTGGAGCAGATCAAGAAAGCGGCGGCGAAAGCGCCCGTAGCAGAACCGGGAGCGACGCAGACCCGGACGATTGAGAACACCATCGATCGGATTGTTAAGGAAACCGTCCAGTTGATCACAGTCCCGACCGAAAGCCAGATATGGCGGCCGTCGCCCTACAAACCCAAGGGCAGGATCATCGAAGGTTACGTCAAGGGCAAGAAAGCCTACATCGACGTGCCGGAGAATCTTTACGAGGCCATGTCGGGCATGAATGAAGTTTCGGCGGGCCTGATGACAAGGATCCTGTCCGCGCCGGCCGCGCTTCTGCGAGCGGGAACCACACTTACACCCGATTTCATGCTCCGCAATTTCATCCGGGACAATGTGGACGCTTATATTCAGAGCACGACCGGATTCAGGCCGTTCGTGGATTCGGTCGGGGCCATCGCCGATGTCATCGGCAGGAGTGACCTTTATTATGACTGGCTTCGCTCCGGGGCAGCACATAGCACCTTTGTCGAACTATCCCGCGGCGGTCTTGAGAAGATAGTTGACGAACTCAAAAACGACCCTTCCGCATGGCGGTATCTGAATTTGGTTGCGGACGCCCGCAAGATCAGCCTCGGGATTGAAGAGGCTACACGGCTCGGAATCTACAAGGCGGCGAAACGCCACGGAAAATCCGATATCGAGGCGATGTTCGCGGCCCGCGAGGGGACGGTGGATTTCGGCGTACATGGGCAAAGCAGGGAGTTAAAGCAGTTCTCATCGGCTACCGCCTTTTTCAATCCCGGAATCCAGGGACTCGACCGATTCATCCGGGCTCACACGGAGCATCCGGTAGGGACGGCGCTCAAGTCGATGGCGGCGGTCACGATACCATCGATTGTACTCTGGATGGTGAATAAAGACGATCCGGACTACAAAGAGAAGCCCCAATGGTGGCGCGATCTCTTCTGGAACGTCAAGGTCGGCGATGAGAGCAGTTTCATCCGGTGGATCAGCATACCGAAGCCCTTTGCGATTGGGATGCTGTACGGGAGCGTGGTGGAACGGTTTCTCGATTTCGTGTTCGAGAAGGATCCGAAGGCGCTGAAAGGTCTGGTTGGATCCATCATCGACTCGGCAACGCCGGTATCGGGAGATCCGAACGGCATCTTTCTGCCCACTTTCCTGCGGCCCATCATCGAAAACGCGACCAACTGGCAATTCTTCAAGGAGCGCCAGGTTGTACCGCAGAGCAGAACTGGCCTGCTCCCGGAACTCCAGTACGGGAAATATACGGCCGAAACGGCGAAGATCATCGGTGAGAGGCTTGGAATGTCTCCCGCCAAGGTCGAAAACCTGATTCAAGGCTGGACCGGAGGCACGGGCAAGTATTCGCTCGACGCGCTCGACATGGCGATTGCGGCACTGACAGGCGAGAAGACGCCAAAGCGGCCGATCGAAGCGGCGGACATTCCCGTGCTCAAGGCGTTCGTCGGTCGGCCCGTGGAATCCGACCCGCAATCGCTCCGCGATTTCTATGAAGAAAGCAGGGAAATCGAAGCCGCCTATATGAGTTTCAGGGATCAGATGAAAAATCTGAAACTCGAAAAGGCCAACAGGATCCTGCGGGATCATCCAAAATTGCTGCTGTCGCCTACCATCTCGGCCATGAAGGACCGGATTGCTGGTCTCGACAAGATAATCGAAGTATTCGCCGGGACCGAGATGGACACCGAAGAAAAACGCAACGCCATCCGGGCGATAGAACAGATCCGTCTCAGGACGGCGCAACTGGCGAACAGCATCATGGAAGGCAAACCGAAAACAGAAACGACAGGCGAACAGACAATGCCAAAAGATTCGGTTGAGGAACTGAAGAAGGCGGCGACACGGAAATTCTAATCCCCCCGGAGTTAATAATGGGACCAGGCGAATGGACAGCGGTCGGAACGGCCGCGGGTATGTTGATCGGATTCGGCGTCGTGTGGGGCGCATCCAAGGCGTCGCTGAATGGACTACGAAAAAGTCACTCGACGCTGAAGGATGAGTTTATCCGGCACAAGGACAATACGAAAATCCACATCGATCCCGACCGGGACCCGGCGGCCCTGCATATCATGGAGGGCACGATCATGAAGCGATTCGATTCCCAGGATACGATTCTCAATACGATCAGCCAGCGTTGTGAGGACCGCGGGAAGGAATGCGGCCACCGCTTTTCCAGTCTGGATCTCAAGATCGCGGCGCAGACCGGCAAGGCGAATGGAGACTGATATGGACATCGAATCCCTCGCCGCCCGCTGCACGGAACGCCTGAAGCAGGAGGAAGGGTGCTCTTTGAGACCATACAGGGACACAAAAGGCCTCCTGACTATCGGTGTCGGATGGTGCTTGGAACGCGCTCCCATGCGCCTGACTGAGGCCGAATTTCGACTGAGCAACGACATCGCCGAAGCGATCGCGGAAGCCATTCGGCGCATTCCCGGATTCAGCCGCATGAGCGAGACGCGCCAATCAGTTTTCATCGATATGATTCATCAAATGGGCGTGCATGGAGTCCTGGGATTTCACGACATGATCAGGGCTGTGCGCGCGGAGGACTGGGCAAAGGCGGCGGTTGAATTGCTCGACAGCAAATATGCGCGGGAAGATGCGCCTGCGAGGGCGCAGCGGAACGCACGATTACTGGAGGAGGGTTAAATGAGCATCTTTAGCGAAATCATCGGCGGGAATCTGGGCAAGCTGTTCAAAGACGTGATGGGCAGCTTCAAGTTGGACCCGGCTGTCAAGGCTCAGATGGAGAAGGAAATCGACGACCACGCCCAGGAGATCGCGCTGAAGCAGATGGAACTCCAGAACGAAGCCGAGAAGCGCGAGGCTAATCTGGTATCGGCGCAGCGCGACATCATGGTCGCCGAAATGAACCAGGGCGACACCTTCACCAAGCGGGCGCGGCCCATGGTGGTCTATGCCGGACTCCTCTTCATGCTGCTCGATTACGTCATCCTGCCCTATATCAGCTTTTTCAACGGCAAACCACTGCCGTCCATCGAAATGCCCGGCGAGTTCTGGTGGGCATGGACGGGCGTCGTCGGGGTTTGGATGATCGGGCGCACGATGGAGAAGCGTGGTTCAACGTCGCCCATAGTTGGAAAGATCACCGGAGGTGTTAAATGACGCACATCCTCGAACGGGCAATCATCCACTTCGCGGCGGCCTGTTTTGCGACTTTGGCCGTCTACAACCTGTATCGCTACTGGCTGCGCCGGAATCGCCGCGTTGAACTGTGGCTCAGCCCCGACAAGTACCACCTGCTCGTGGTAAGCGCCCTGACCGTGTTCGCGCTGGCAACTCTGCGCGAGCCGGTGGACGTGTATTTCGGGCAGACCGTCACCAAAGCAATAACCGATTTTATCAGCTGGCTCGCGGGCGGCGGGGTCGCCGTCTGGGGCCTTTACCGATTCTCAAAGGAGTAATCATGCAACTCAGCGAATTGACAGATGATCAGTTTTTCGAGGCATTGAAGCGGCGGTTTGTGCAGTGGGGTGTCATCCAGGCTCCGCGTCAGAGTCCGATGCCAGGCGGCACGGGCAGGCTGGTGACGGACGGTGAACCGCCTCCTGTCACCCACAAAGTCCGAACCGGACGCCGTGCCGACGAACTCCTCAACATGTCGCCGGAGGACCGGGCGAAGTACCGGGCACCGTCGCTCACTATCCTCAAGGCAATTGTGGATGAGGAAGTGGACAAGCCCGAGGACGGACGGCAACTATTCGAGCCGAGGGGGTGAACATGAAACGCATATTTCTATTTTGTCTTCTGGCGCTGCTGGCGACTCTGCCGGCGGTTGCACGCCCCGGACCCGTGGCGCTCTGGCAAAACCCCGACGGCACCGTAACGCTGGCTTGGGATCCGAACACCGAAGCGGATCTGGCGGGGTACAAGATTTACTGGGGCGCAACCTCGGGAACCTACGGAACCCCCGTTACCATCGGGAAGGTAACGACCTTCACGACGCCGAAACTCGCCAACGGCGCGTGGTTCTTCGCGGTCACGGCGCACAACACCGGTGGCCTGGAATCGGGATTCAGCAACGAAGTCACTTGCATTGTCAATGTTGCCCCCGCTCCGCCCGGTAATCTGCGCATCGTGAACTCGCCTATCGCGGTGATGATCGCCAAGAAAGACGCGACGGTATCCTGGAAAACGAACATCGCGGCCGATAGTGAAATCAGTTACGGGCGCATAGGATTCGCGCAGACTATGCTCAAGAACAGGGAGCCGACCACCGATCATTCGTTCCGGCTCACGGGCCTGCAGCCGAATCAGGTCTGGGAGTACACCGTGCGCTCGACGTTCGAGGGCGAGACTGTTACGGCAACCGGGAGCTTCATGTCGAAATGATCTCCCCGGACCCCGTCGCCATGAAGTGCAGGCCGTATGCCGCCCGCTTTCTCCGTCGGTTCCGGCATACGACCTACACGCCCGATGATCTTGTCCAGGATTGTTGGGTTGCGTACCTCCAAGGCAAGGGCTACTACCATCGGCGCATGGTGGACGCCATGAGACGCTGGCACGAGGCGGGTACAGGCTGGGAGCATTTTCCCATGCCCAATATGTGCTCAGAGACTCACATCCCGGAGCGTTCCAGCTCTACGATGGAGCGAGACTTCGAGGAGGCAGAGGTTCGGGAGCTGGTCGGCGCCGCGGTCGATTCGCTCCCGGATCTGGAGCGCCTGGTTGTGCGGCTGTACTTCTGGGAGGGGAAACCGCTGCACGTGATTGGGCTGGTTATTGGCCGTTGCGAAGCCAGGGCCAGCCAACTCAAGAGCAGTGGACTGCAACGACTTGCCAAAAGACTCCGCCTCCCGCATCCGCACTAAACACCGGCGGGAGCCGGAGGTTACAGACTCCGTATGATGAGAACGAGTATTGTAGCGACGGACATCAGGCCCAGGACCGTGAGGACGAGGCACGATGTTACGTAGGATTTGAACTCTTTTTTACCGCCCTGAAACTGTTCGGCGGCATGAGGGCATTGCATTGAAGTCTCCAAGAATCCAAGGGTCCGTTCGCTTCCTTTCAGATCTCAATTACCCCGATTCCTTCGGCGGCCAGTCAATCTTCATGCGCTTCGCCAAGCGCGTGAGCCCATCCTCAATGATCCAGCAGTAAAAGCCCGTGACTGTGGCCCCGTGGGGGGATTTCAAAACGCGGGGCCGGTCAGGCAGAGCGGCGGTCTTGCTCCTTTATTGTGCCAACCTTCTTTTTCTTCTGCTTCGTGAGCGACTGATAAAAAGTGTCGACTGCCGTCGTCATGCATTCGACTTTGCTCTTGTCTCCGCTTTCTAAAATCTCTTGCAATTTCCTATGCAGTTCAGCATGCGCCGCATCCGCGTAAACATTGGGGATTTTCGATTCGAAGAATTCGGCAAGTGTGCTGTCACACGCACGCAAGAGCGCTTCGAGCGTGTTGACGCTTGGGCTGTGGGCGCTGCTTTCCAGCTTCTGAATGTGCGGCCGCGTGAGTCCTGTCGATGCCGCGAGCGCCTCTTGCGTCAATCCAGCGCGGTCCCGAAACTGAGCCAACCTTTTGCCGATCTCCATGATTTGCCTAGTGTAGCAGGAAAAATCAACAGCACTCAAGATTTCTCTTGACACGTTTTTGAGTCCTTGATATAACAAGCGTCATGAAATACAACATCGCACGCATTCAACGAGAGCGAGTCCTGAGAGGATGGACGAAAGCCAAGCTCGCAGAAGTGATCGGGAAGGATCCTTCGACCATCTCGCTGATTGAAAACGGGGACATCAACGGAAACCCAGGGACGATCAAGGCGATTGCTGAAGCTCTCGGCGTCCCGATGGAAGAGCTTCTTATCGAAGAAACCGCCTGACCTGGAGCCGGTATGCAAGCGGTGTGCGAACAACCCCGCGAGCTTCTGCGGGCGAAGAAACTGGACGGCATCGCGTTCAGAGTTACCGACACCCTCAAGGATGCCGTTGAACGCCGGGCTCGGGAGCGCGATCGGAATGTTTCTCAACATATTCTCGATCTTGTCCTCGCGGACCTCGCGACACAACAAAGAAGTCGCGAAACATTGTCAGACGTTTGCGCAGACGCGAGCAACGCGATCGAACTGGCCAGCATGGGCATTCACTCGGACGCACAGAGGATTTACGTGCTGCGCAGAGTGACGCGGTTTGCGGTGCACATTCTTGGCGAAGAAATGAGGATCTCTTGAGACGGAGCGACGATGAACGATGACGATCTAAAACAGACCATAGAAAACGCCGTCGAACAGATCGGCGGGGAAATGATGACCGAGGCGCAATTGTCCGGGTTTATGGCCGAATCCAAGGCGGTGATTGCGAAGTCCCAAGCCGAACTGGAAGCCGATAAAAACAGACGCGCAATCACAGAAAAGGACGGCGTCCACAAAGAATGGTACGAGCAGGCCAAGAAGATTCAGGGGCCATCGGAACTAACCACCTTCGTCGCCCATCTTCTCAATGACTACATTCACGATTACGGCACGATCTGCCACGCCTGCGCTGCGGCCGCGATAGCCGGGGCATGGACTGTGGATCACGACAAACGGCAGGGAGGTATCACCGGATTTCAGACGGGCGCAATCATGTGGGAATTCATTTCCCACTGGAATCACAGCGGCGACAGCCCAATGAAGTTGATTGATTTCGAAGACATGCTCTACCCGCAGTACGAAGACCGTTTCGGCGAGATTAGCGCGGATACGTTTTCATGGTTGCAAAAGGAAGCGGCCAGAAAAATGGCGGAAAATCCCGATGCACATAGTGAAGTGTACGCGCACTGGAAATCTATTGTGGATGGGATGGTGCCCTTCGGGTACCGGGTCAGCACTAGATTCTGAGCGATTGCGCTAAAAGGAATGAAATGACGCAGACAGCAGATGTGGATTTCATGATCGACCGGATCCGGAGGCAGGTCGCGTTCCGGCGCCGTCTGAGGCTGGCGGGCAAGCTGCTGGCGTGGATGGTGGTCGCGGTGGCGACACTGGCGGCCGTTGCTACCCTCATCGTGAAATTGGCGGTGCGCTGATGCCACGACTCTCAACCAAACGCTGCAGGCTGTGGGGCACCGGCAAGATCGGATCGTCGGGAGTAAGTAGATCCACGGAGCGCGTCGAGCGTGGTGACAAGTGGCGCAAGGATCGGAATCGGCATAAGGCGGAACGGAGGACGAATTGACGACCCTAACCAAATTCCAGATCAAGAACAGATTCACGGGTGCAATCATATTTGAGCACGAGGCGGAAAATCTGAGGGACGCGGTCATCGCGGCAGTGAAGTCACGCGCGGACCTGTCAGACGCGAACCTGTCACGCGCGGACCTGTCAGACGCGGACCTGTCAGGCGCGAACCTGTCACGCGCGGACCTGTCAGACGCGAACCTGTCACGCGCGGACCTGTCAGACGCGGACCTGTCAGGCGCGAACCTGTCATACGCGAACCTGTCACGCGCGGACCTGTCAGACGCGAACCTGTCAGGCGCGAACCTGTCAGACGCGAACCTGAATAAGACGATCCTCGATCCGACCAACAAGCCGAACACCATTACGGACGGGTTTGAGGATGTGGCGGGTCAGGATAGCTGGGTGTACGGCTACCGCACGCGCAAGACCTCAGCTGCCGGCCTGATGCTGCAGGATGATCGGATCTATGGCACAGAAGTATTCAGCACTGCCGATACCGAGTGTCATCCAGGCTGGTATTTGTGGCCGACGCTGGCCGAGAGCAAACAATTCTCGTACCAGTGCAGCGAGTTCATCCGCGTCAAGGCCCGCAAGATCGACATTCACAAGGCGGGCGACAAGTGGCGCAGTAGAGCGATATGGGTGATCGGCGGTGCCGAATGAGTGAACTCCCCACAATCCGCCCCGACTCCCGCCCGATCCCCAAAGAGCATCCGATCATATTCAGCGGTCCGATGGTGAGGGCAATTCTGGAAGGGCGAAAAAGTCAGACGCGGCGGCCGGTGAGAATCGGTCATGCGGAAATCCCACTGATGATAGACCTGATTGCCACCGGAAGAACGAAGGGGTCATGCCCCTACGGTACCGTCGGAGACCTGTTATGGGTCAGGGAAACAACCGCGGATGCGTCCGGTAGTGCTTTTTATGAAGCCGACGGGATGGATGTTTGTATCGGCGAGGCTTCAGTACCGTGGTGGTATTCCAAGCGCATTTGCCCGTCGACTAACATGCCTCGCTGGGCCAGCCGGATCACTCTCGAAATCACGGACGTGCGCGTGCAGCGGGTGCAGGAGATCAGCGAAGAGGATGCGAAGGCGGAAGGGGTCGAGCGGTCGATGTTGGGTGACACGCCTATCTATTGTGATTACGGGCCAAAAGGACAGGCCGTTGCATCCGTCTGCAAGACGGCACGCTACAGTTTTGAGACGCTTTGGGACTCCATCAACCGAAAACACGCACCGTGGTCAAGTAACCCGTGGGTCTGGTGTCTCTCGTTCAGGAGGATCAAGTGATCGAAACCTATGTGCGAAATGACTCCCGCCCGATCCCGCCCGAAGCCCTGGCCCGCATCATGGCCGACATTCCGACCATGCGGCCGGATCCGCCTGCGATGGACAGGGAGTGGCTGAGCGAGGCGCTGAGCACGGCGCAATGGCCCGGGGACAGGTTGGAGGGGGAGAGGTTTGGGTGGAGATGCTTTCAAATTCAACGCGATCGGAGGTAGCGATGTATAAGGTGAATGGTGGATCGGCGTTTCCGACTTTGGGAACCACAGAACGCGGCATGACCCTACGGGATTACTTTGCTGCAGAAGCGATGCAGCCTCTCCTGGATCATTGCTGTGAACTAATAATCAAAGATCCAAGTGCGGCCTCTACACTAATGCCGACAATTGCAGTTGCCGCTTATGAGGCTGCAGGCGCCATGCTCGCGGAGCGTGATAAATGACCATCCTACTCGGCATCAACGACGGATCGGACCGCCGCTACATCCGGCGACAGCTTGCCGGACGCGGCATACCGCTGAGGAGCATCCACCAATTCGACCACCACGCCGACCAGAGCCACAGGAACCATCTGCATCCGAACTGGCCGGGCATCATGGCCGTCATCGGCGTACTGACGTGTCTCGGAGTGGCGGCGATGGTCATTAAGATGGTTGTGGCGGTGGTAGTGGGAGGCTGGAGATGAGCGAAATGCAGGAAGCAGTATTGACTCTCAAGAGGCAAATGATCGACCAGGCTCGCGCCAGACTTACGGAGCCACAATCGCAAATGCTCGACAGGATCTATCCCAACGGAATCCCGGACGACAAGTTGGAATCGGCTTACGATCTTTGCATCAGGACAATAAGAAAGAACGAGGCGGGGAGATGAACTGCACACGATGCGGACTGCCGATAAACGCGATCAAAGGGACCTACTATCGCACGAAACGCGGATTCCATCATGCCAATTGTCTGGCCAATCAGCCCATTGTCAACGTGGCGGACGAACAAAACAAATATATCGATGCGTTGATTCTGATTGAAGATCATCACCGGCATGATCATCGCACCAGATCCGCATGCGAACCGAGCGAGCAATACATTGACGGATATTTCGCCGGATCGAAGGCGTGTGCGGAAATAGCGGCGAAGGTTTTAGGATAATGACGGAGGCGGGGAGATGAGCGAAGAACAGGAAAACATCTGCGGTCTGTGCGGCGAGTCAGGAGCCGATAAAATCCCGCATCCGATCCATTGGCCAACGGAGGCGGTCCCCAACACCAATCTCGTTCACACCTCCTGTGAATGGGCAGAATGTAGACGGGCGTTTCTTGAGTACCGTTCGCGCGTTGGACCGGATGGGATCCAGGAATTCCTCCGTCATTGTTGAGATTGACCTTGCCGCCGATCCCCGGTCAAGACCGCGTCCCACAGTGGCAACGCGGAAACCGGCCGGGGGCGGCAAGCAGGTTGCGGGAGGCGGTGGTGAACCAACCTTTGCAAGGGTTATGCTTCAAGCCGCTCCCGCAAGTCCGACCGCTTCAGCTCGCTTAGATAGTACTGAGGCGGTCGGCAGACTTCCCCGCCGAAATGCGAAGGCGGACCCGCATGGTTCGGGGTCGCAGGCGGGATGCGGGGTCGGTCTTGGTACTGGCCCCGCGCAAGTTTGAGTGAATATGTCCAACAAACGAAAGTGCCATCAATGCCAGACGGAATCGGGATGGCTTCATACCTGTGCATTTTGTGGGCAAGAGGTCTGCTGGAAATGTAGTGACCAATTGCCCACAGGATACCGGTACGGCAATGATTGCAGGGCATGTTCCGGCGATTGTTTCACCGGAGCAATGCTGGCAAGCCGGGGAGAAATAAAGAGATTTAGCGGAGCATAGGAATATAGAAAGGAGAGAGCATGTCTTACAGGCTGGATCACAAGTGCCATCAATGTGAACTCGAACCGAAATGCCTGGACTTGGTTCTAGTCCAAGGCGCAATCAACGCCATCCACAGCATGAACTACAGTCAGCGGGCCGGGTTTCTCGAAAGAGCGCATTTCGGTGGCGGAACGATCAAGATCGAATGCCAGAATTTCAAGCCCGTGGAACAGGGTGAGGTTCCGAAGCTGTAGATTTCTCCGTCGAACAGAGTGCAATTGAGGCAGTTAACCATTTGGAGGATTCCGAATAGCGAATCTCAGGAAATACCGAAGCTTATTAGAGGGAAGGGGCGGCGACCTTGCGGCTGTCGCCCCAAACTAAAAAGGCCGAGTGACGGACACCCGGCCGTGAAGCAAACCGAACGAGAGGATTCTACCAATGTCATACGACAAAATCAAACCTGAAATCATCGAAAGCCTGCGCCGCTACGCCGATCACCACGTCCCGACAGGCGGATTTCTGCGGGCGGTGCTGAGCAACGACTTGCTGGAAGCGGTTATCAAGGCAGACGACGACAACCGAACCGCCCTGGTTGATATCGTCGGCTACTGCTATGAAGAGATCCCACACGACTGTTGGGGCTCGCCGGAGCGCGTCAGGGCGTGGCTGGCTACCGGCATTCAGCGGGCGGACAAGATGCTCGAACACCACCTGGGCGAGCAGGGGGACGGGACGTTCAAGGTAGGTGCCCTATGAGACTCCTATCCGAGCGGAAGTACCAGTTGGCACTGAGGCGGTCGGTTGAGGAATACAGGGGCGCGGTCGTAGAACTCCTGCTCGCTTTCGCCGATCGCCTGCCGAAGACAGCTACCACAAAGCGCAATCTCCTGCGGGACATTCTGATGCAGATTGATCCCTCGAAACAGATGCCCGAACTCCATCCCCGCCGTCGGGCGAAGCGGAAAGCGGCGGTGGTCAATGACTGAGCTGCCGCGGGTGACGGAGATTCTGAAATCCGCCGGTCTGATCAACGGCGATTGGTTCACCGACGAGAGCCGGGACCGCGGAACCTTTATTCATCAGGCGACAGTCATCGACGAGCAGGGCGACCTAGACGAGTCCTTCGAGCCGACGCGGCAATATATGGGTTACATCATGGCATGGCGGAAGTTCCTCGCGGAACACAAGTGCCGGTGGACGCACATTGAGCAGCGCATGGAACATCCGGCATTCAGATATTCCGGCATTCCCGACCGGGAAGGAACCGTGGACGACAAGCCGACGATCGTGGACATCAAGTCAGGTTCGGCGGCCAAATGGCACAAATTGCAGGGCGCTGCATACTGTGCGTTTTTCCCGAAGCCTCACTTGTATCAGCGCCTCGTCGTCAGACTGCAGGACGACGGAACCTATCATCTTGAGTGGTTCGGCCCACACACGTATCAGGCCGACCTTGGCGTATTTTTATCCGCACTCACACTTCACAATTTCAAACGAATCGAGGGAATCTCATGAACGCAGAATTGTCACTGGTAATCGAACGGCCGGCAATCGCCGGGGAAGTACTGACACTCCCACAACAGGCCAAGGCGCTCATCGTCCGCGATCAGGAAAGCTATGACCTGGTTGTGGAACTGGGCAGCGCGGCGAAGGCCAAGGAAACGATCATCACCGAGTTCTACAAGCCGCGCAAAGCGAAGGCTCGGGCCGCATGGCAGCAGTGGGTTGACGACGAAAAACTGTTTCTCGACCCGATCATGGAAACGAAGCGGATCTGCGGGGACAAGATTGCGGTTTGGGATGCCGAGCAGGTACGCATCAGAGCCGGAGCGCAGCGGCGGGCAGACGAGGAAACACGCCGAGACCGCGAGGAGCAGGAGCGGCTTCAGCGCGGGGAACAACGCAGGCTTGAAGCCGAAGCGCGGAAGGCGGCGGAAGAGGAGCGATTGAGACTCGCCCTGGAATTCGAGCAGATGGGCGGGACGCAGGAAGCCGAGGAGATCTTGGCGGAGCCAATCCCGGAGCCCGTGATCGAAATGGCCCCGCTTCCTCCTCCGACGCCCGCGCCAATGGTAGCGCCTACTTACCAGAAGTCTACCAGCGCCCCAAGCCGCGCCAACTGGAAAGCTGAGGTCTTCGATATCAAGGCCCTGTGCCGCGCCGTGGTCGATGGCAAGGTGTCGGAAACCTACGTCGAAGCGAACATGGTGGCCCTCAATAAGAGGGCGAGCGCCGAAAAGCAAACGATGAACATTCCCGGCGTGCGGGCGATCAACGTGCCCGTGACCAGCTTCAGGGGGAGATAGCGTATGAGCACACAGGCAATGGAATTGTACGAGGGAACCGGTTCGGCGTTGAGCCTCTCCCGTACTCCTGAATTGGTTCTTGAGGAGGCTGGTAGGGCGGCGAAGGCTCTCAAGGATGTGGTCGTGAAGACCAAGGCCGCGATCATGCTCGGCACATCCGAGCATTTGAAGTGCGAGGCGTGGCAGACGTTGGGCCACTTTTACGGGCTCACCGGACGGATCAGGGAGACGCGATTCGTCGAGTTCGGGGAAGTTAAGGGGTTCCACGCCTTCTCCGAATTGGTGCACGTGAAATCCGGCGTAGTCATTTCCACGGCGGAATCCATGTGCCTCAACGATGAGGACAAATGGTCGTCGCGCACCAAATACCAATACGTCTACGTCAAGAAATCAGGCGGAACATCCGTTGAAGATCCCGGCAAGGATGAGATCATTTGGGAAGATAACCCGGCAAAACCCGGAAAGAAGTTGCCGAAAAAACAGAAGGTAGCAACCGGGGAAGAACGGGTTCCGCTTTTTCAGTTGATGAGCATGGCCGAGACAAGGGCGCTCTCAAAAGTTCATTCCAACGCGCTCCGATGGATTGTGGTACTCGCTGGATACAACCCGACCCCAGCGGAAGAGGTTGAAGGGCAGACGTTGAACGAAGAGGGACAGATGCAGACGACCCAACAAACGCCACAGATGCCCAAGCGTAAATCCGAATCCGCCCCTCCACTCGACGATCAAATCCCGTTCGATCAACTGAGTTCTACGCCGCCGACCCAGGGAACCTCGACGAGTCAGCCAGCGCTGCCTACGAATGGCAACGTCATTACCGAGAAACAGGTTGGGCGCTTGTACGCCATCGCTCGGGGGGCGGGATACACCGATGAAACCCTCCACGCCGCGCTTGCCAAGATGGGCTACAAGTCGAGCAAGGATGTCACGAGGGCGAGCTACGAGGACGTCTGCACGTTCTTCGCGCAGAAGCCATAGCCTTCCCCACGAGCGGGCGGGCTCGACACAGCGACCGGCCGCCAGAGGTGATCGCCGGCCGCAGAGGAGATGAGATGGAGATTTATGGTATGCCGGGTTACTCGATCACATCGAAATGCAGTGAATGCCGTCTGAAGGACCTCGCCATCGCCGCCCTGGAATCAGACCTCGTCGCCGCCAGACAGCAGACGTTTAAAGCCTTCCTGTTGGATCACTATCACTGGGCCAATGCGACCTTTCCTGACGCCGACACCGAGTCCATTTGCAAGCACTTAGAGGACGAGATCGCCGAGGTGAGGGCCGCGGATGGCAAAGACCCTGTGGAGTGGGGAGACATCATCCTCATAGCTTTGCATGGTCTTTGGCGTAACGGTGCTGTGGCTACCGATATTCTACCGCTGTTGAGAGGAAAGCTGGAAGAGTGCAAGGGGCGGGATTGGGTCAAGACGGACGGCGGGTGGCGGCATGTGGAGGTGGGTAAATGAGCGATCCAGAAAACATGATAGACGGATACGAGTCTGAACTTGGCAAATGCCATGCCGACCTCGCCGCCTGCAAGCACGAGTTGGCCGAATCCCGCTCTCACAGCGGTAAATGCGTCAAGTGCGGCAAGTGGACGTGCGGGTATTGCGGGATATCAGCCGAGAACGGCGATTGGTACTGCGAGGTGTGTACGCATGGCAGGCATACGTGCGGGGCGGTTGAGGAGTTGGCCGACTGCGACAAATACCTCAGAGACCCCAACGGCCGCCCATACCACGAAGGCGCGACACTTCAAGAGAGGCTGTCGGCGTTTGTGTCGGAGACGGATCGGGAGATAGAGAACCTAGAGCAGGAGTTGGCCGCGGAGGTCAAGCGCCGCATGATGATGCACGACAGTTACATCCGCGAGAAGGACAGGTCGGAGCAGAAGTTGGCAGAGGCGCGGACTGCACATTGCCAGGATTGCTGTTGTGCGCGGTCGTGGAAAGCCCTTGGCGTCACCGAGCACACAGGCAAGAGCATACCAGAACATATTACGGATCTGCGGGCCGACCTCGCCGCCTACAAGCAGAAGTTGGCAGAGGCGCGGTGGGAGGTTGGGGATAAGAAGAGACTGTGGATTCGTGAACAGAATTTGCGACTTCAAACAAGTATGAGTTTGGCCGAGGCGAGACGTGATCTCCTTTCTGCAAAGCATGAACGTGTACATTGGGATGAGTGGGAGAAGGTTAATAAGGAGTTGGCCGAGGCGCAGCGGGATGTTGAGACGCTGAAATCCACGCTACGCTCGGACGAGGAGCAGTTGAAACTCCTTGTAGACCGCAATGCGGCCCTGCGCGACGCGGCGGTCATCAAACATCAGGGGGATGAGATCGCACTTCAGGCGGTGATGGAGGAGCGGGACCGACTCAAGACTGAGTTAACCGATGTCATGCGAGAGGTACAAAGACATCAACCCTCCGGCTCCCCATGTCCAGGCGGAGCAGCGCAACTTACGGGATGGGTGTTTGAAGCAATGGTACAGGAATTGGCCGAGGCGCGGAAGCATAATTCAGAACTGGAGCGCCAATGCACTTATTTATCCAATTGTCTGTCTCTCAGCCAGGAGAAAAGCGAGTGGCCACGTTGCGAGGAATGCAATTGCGAGTTGACGGACTACGGCGAAGGTCGCGGGTTGGAGTGTAACCTATGCAAGGAAAGACAAGAGGTCGTGCGATTGCGCTACGTAGTCTTGACTCATCAGCAGGAGTTGGCTGAGGCGAGGAGATTTGCAGAGAAATGGGCGGCTGATCTCGGAGAGGCGCGGCGGGAAATAGAATTACAGGAGAAAATCCGCACCGAGGATCAAGTGACTTATGGCGCATTGGAGAATGAGAACGACCGCCTCAAGGGTGAGTTGGAGGAGGCGCGGCAATGGTTGGCTTCGTGCAAAGAGAGTAACGACCGCCTCGGGGCCGAGCTTGAAATCCACCGCGCCGCCGTCCAGATCCGCTGCAACACGTGCGGGCACACGACGAACGGCAAGGAGTGCGAGGTGTGCGGGGAGATAGAGCGGCTCAAGGTCGAGCTTGAGCGGCTGACGCTGAAGTAGCGGAGTGGGCCGATACCGAGCAGTGCATATTATTTTTACAGGCATCCACTTGAAAAGAGGCACACGAAATCATCCCTCAATTGGCTGACCGAAGGACAGGACTTGCCAGGAGAGTGGGCAACCCCGATCCCCGAGCCGAAGGAATCCAAATGACAGGACCAGAAGATCAAGAGTTTCCAGAGGATTCGATTCATTACGAGTGCGGTAAGGAGATTCATAGACTGGAGGCCGACAACAAGCGGCTGCGCGGGGGGCTGCGGAAGTTGCAATTCGCCCCCGATGAAAACTCCTGCGAAGTCCACGAGCCGACAGACGAGGATGACGAACATAACCGCAGTTGTTGTGGATGTGGTGCGTATCAATGCCTCGGATGCAAGTCCGACTGCTGGCTGGCCGAACTGCTGAAGGATTCCGAATGACCGATCTCATCCGATCTGATGTGGGGATCTGCATGAACGCCATGGGGCGCTGGATCATTCACAAGAAAGACGATTTCAGCTATGCGTGGAGCGGTTCTCGCTGGGTTCGCGTCAGTATCTTACCCTATGGTCTGGCGCTCGGGATTCAGAGTTGTAACTTCGAAACACTGGCAGACGCAGAAGCATATTTAGATAGGATGTTTTCCAAATGACCATCGCCGCCACGCAAGCCGAGATCCTGCGCGAGATCAAGCGGGCGAAGCGCACGAAGCTGGAGGACCGGCTTGCCTTCAACCTGCGGGCGGCTGGTATCCAGTTCAAGCGCCAGTTCCAATTTGCACCGCCCCGCCGCTGGCGTGCCGATTTCGCCATCAAGGGCACGATGATACTCGTGGAAATCGATGGGGAAGGTCATCAGGAAAACGGCAAGTGGATACCGGGCGGGCACCTTCGGAGTAAGGGGATGCGGCGGGATATCGAGAAGCAGAACGCGGCGGTGCTGATGGGGTACAGGCCGCTGCGATTTACCGCTGCCATGATTAGGAGCGGGAAGGCGCTGAGCACTATTGAGGGTTTGATAGAAACGGAACGATACTATGGCGGTAGGTGAGGATCTGGTAATCACAATGAGCATGGCGTTATAAACTTTGCGAGGTGCACATGAGCGATTGGACACAGTTCAGGTGGATCCATTTCGAGCCAAAATCCGTCAAGGCCAAAAATCCCATTCTTGGGGGAACGGACAAGGCCGATACATGGTCCTGCCGAAACAATCACTCGGGTGGTGAACTCGGAATAGTCGCGTGGTATGGGCCGTGGCGCATGTTCTGCTTCATCCCGGAAGATTCTCTTTTCTCGGCTGACTGCCTGCGAGACATAAAGGATTTTCTCGAAGCACTCAACGCGAGGACGAGCAAATGAAAACCACCATCACGCTCACCACCGCCCAATTCCGCGAGGATTGCCAGGACAATATCAGCGTCCGCGCAGACGGCGCAATCGCGCACGAGAGCCTGTTGGCGCGGAAATATCCCGATGTCGATTTCCTTCGCGGGCGGCTGATATCGATCATTGAGGACCATATCCGCGAGGACGAGGACGGTGAACGCATCGACTGGGCGAACGTGTGGAGGGAATACGAATGAAAACCCCCGTCACACCACCAGATCCAGAGCCGCTATTGTATTGCTACTTTTGCTTCAAATCCTTGAATGAAGTCAGAGTACTGATCAGAAGCGACGATATCTGCATCTGTGACGAATGTGTTTTAGTGTGCGCGCAAATAATCACGACGCAGGGGCGCGTGGTTACAGCCGGGAGGCATGCAGGAATATGAAAACCACCATCACGCTCACCATCGACACGGACGGGGAGAAGTGCGGAGCCTGCCAGTACTGGTCACTATACACGGCGATCATGACGCATGATCATCTCGGGTGGTGCGACCAGTTCCGCACCGTCATCACCGACAGTCAACGCTGCCCGCAGTGCATCGAATCCGCCGCTCACCCCGCCGCAATCCAAGCCGTAGTCAACGAGCAGGCCGAGGACGCGGGGCTGTGGTTTCAGGCGCGGACGGCACCGGAAGGATACTTGCAGGCCGCGCTTAGGCGGCTGCATCGGGCGATTGAGGGGGAGAGATGAGCGACACCACAGGGCACAGAACATTTTTTCGGGCCTTGGCTGTCACATTGGAATGTGGCCATTCGGCAGCATTATCAACCTCGTTTTTCCGGGTGTCCAAGGCGAGAGCATCATGCATATACGGTGATTATGTGAGGCGAGGCGTTTGGTGTTGGCTCTGCATGGCGATGTGCCAACCACGAGAATTTTTGGGGACCGTCCGCTTAGAAAGTCGAGAGCCGAAATGACCCCCGCCCTAATCGCCCTCAACCGAGATGTCTACCGCCTCTCGCACGTGCAGGAGCTGCTGCGCACGATGCGCGTGGTGGAATGGGAGCGCGGGTTGCTTGGGTTTGCGATCGGGGCGGCTGTCGCGTTTGGGGTGACTTATTTGTGGAGGCTTCGATGGAAGATCAGCAGAAATTCGATTTGTGGGCGATAGAGGATGAGGGGCAATTCTAATGCCAATCAAAGACGCCTCCCTCTATCCTCCGGACTGGAAACGGATCAGACGTCGCATCCTGGACCGCGCCGGCAATTGCTGCGAGGGAAGTCCACTCTATCCCGACTGCCGTGCCGAAGATCACGGGTCGCATCCGGTCACCGGGAGCCGCGTGGTGCTGACTGTCGCGCACCTGGATAATGACCCGGGTAACTGCGCCGATAGCAATCTGCGGGCGATGTGCCAGAGATGCCATTTGACTTACGACGCCCGATTTCACGCGCGCAATGCGGCCAGGACGCGCAAGGGGCGCAAGGCAATGAGGGAGTTGTTCGAGATGGATGCCGACGAAAGCAACGTGAAGGAGTTTCGAAGGTGAGCGGTTTTCACACGCAGACGCACGGAGTACGTAGGGCGTGCGTAATGGAGGTGACTGTTGGCGGAGATGAAACATCAGGGCGAGGGCAATTATCTCGGCAAAGCCAGGAGAAACTTTTACATCTCAAACAAATGCTGGACCTTGATGCACGAAATCGCAATGGAACTCGGCGTAAACCACAGCAACGTCATTGAGTTGGCCGTGCGCAAGCTCTACCCGGAAGTGACCGGGAAACCGGTCGTCCCGATAATTCAGAATCCGAAAAGGCATTTCGATTTCTGAGGTGTCCGATAATGGAACAACTTCTGATAATTGATATTCAGGAAACTCCGCAAGATCAGCGCACGTACAGCACAACGGAATGCTGGAAGAAGATTCCGGACTGGCCCTATGAAGTCAGTTCCCTCGGGCGCATCAGGCACATCCGGGACGGTCAATTCAACTGGAAGTCCCGTGATGAACTCAAGGGCGGAGTCTTACGACTCGGCTACAAGATCATCACCCTAAGCCGTAGGGTTCCAGGAGGACGCAAGCAGTCTAAGTGCTTTTCCTGGCACAAGCTCGTGGCCAATGCTTTCCTCGGCCCATGTCCTCCTGGGATGGAAATCGACCACAAAGACTCCAACCGAGGCAACAATCGCCCCAGCAACCTCCGATATGTCACCTCAGCCCACAACATTCAGCATTCCGTAGCTCGCGGCCACCGCGGAGAGAACCGCTGGAACGCTAAACTAAACCCCTCAAAAGTCCGTCTCATCAGGGAGATGAAAGCAAATGGCATCAAAGTCAAACATATCGCGCAAGAGATCGGCGTCAGTACGGGCGCCGTCTACCACGTCCTCCGGGGCCATAACTGGAAGCACGTCTAGAATCCTCCGCCTGCTCGACGACGGCTTCACGCCGGCAGAGATTGCGAAACTCCTGCGGCTGCGCACGGCAGACGTGCGGACGGTCGTAGAGACGGTGTGGTTGCCGATGTTTGCGGGACGCGTGTCCCGATAAAACCGCCTATCGAAGGATGAGTGAGGGTACAAATTTGACGGGGGGAATGTGGACGAAATAAGAAAGGCTATTGACGCCGAGGAACCAATGTGGAATTGCCGTTTCCACCCAACGGATTGGTGGCACGAAGTCGGTTGTCCGCACGTCGAATGGACGAAGGACCAATTACAACGCGCCATTGTGGACAATAAGAAATTTGAGGCATGGTCACTCAGGCAGCAGAACAACGGTTGCGCGTGGATTGTTCTGTCGCCCTCACCCGATATTTGACCCGAGCTTCACGGCTCATTTCGACAGGTGCAGCAAGCAGTAACCCGGCCTCAACCGGGGAAATCAGGTTCATAAGGCAGAGGGTTCATGTCGAAGGAACAATCCCCAGCGTTCCAGTGGTATGCCGCAGAGTACCTAGCAGACGAAAATGTGCAATTGATGACGATGGAAGAAGAGGGCTGCTATTGCCGGCTGATTTCGTTCTGCTGGCGCGAGGGCAGTATCCCGTCCGACCCTCAACTGCTGGCCCGATTATGCAAGGGTGTAGTCCCGTCCGAACTGGTAACAGGGTGCTTCAACCACCCTTCCGCAGATACAACACGTTTGCTTCATCCGCGGCTCGAAGTCGAACGCGCAAAACAAGAGGAATGGAGGAAGAAAAGTGCGCTAGGTGGTAAGAGATCCGCCCACAAGCGCAAGCATAGAAAAGGCCTGGACCCTCAACAGGGTGGTACAAGCACCGTACCAAGGGTGGTGGTACCAATAGGCAACTCTTCTTCTTCATCTTCTATTGCATCTTCTAATACTCCCCCTGTAGTCCCCCAGTGGGACAACGGGAACGAACAGTCGGCGCTGTTTGCGCTTTTCTGGCAGTACTACCCGAGGCACGAGGCGAAGAAGCACGCATTCAAGACATTCCTTCGCCTCAAGGCTACGCGAGAGCTAGTCGAGTCTTGGATTCCCTGGCTGACTGAGGCGGCCCAGTCGGTTCAATGGCAGGACAAAAACACGATCCCTCATGCGGCTACATGGCTGAATCAGAGGAGATGGGAAGACGATCCGCCGCCAATGCCACGAAAACAACTTGTCTACAAACCCGACACCGTAGGAGCCAACAATGCCGAATCAGGTGGATGGGAAGGGCGGGCCGCCGAAATCCGCCTCAAACCCCCAGAGCAGTGGACGGCAACTGAACGGGAGATCGTCCAAGCCATGGAGGCCCGCTCCGGGCATGAGTGACCAGGATCGCAGGGCATTCGTGACCGCATACCTGGCGGCCGGCGGTAATCCCGCCAACGTGCAGGACTGGCTTGACATGCTGGAACCGAAGGAAACGGATTGACCTTGCCCACGTCGGGCAGAAGCGGGGGCCTGAGCCTTCAGAATGCTTGCAGGCTCCCGCGATCAACCTGGATGCCTATGACTCAGCGCTTGTACACCATCAGCGAAACCAGCAGCACGCTCGGCATTAGCCGGTCAACGGTCTATGCCATGATCAGGGCTCGGGAGATCCATACCGTGCCATTCCGCGGTAGGAAGCGGATTCCGCGGTCGGAAGTCTGCCGGCTGATCGGGACCGAGTGCGCCAAGTGCGCGATGAGAGATACATGCGAAGGATAGGGGCGGCTTTCACCGCCCCGTATGCGGCTGTGATGCGGGGTGTGGTGCGGTTACTTGCCTTCGGCTTTTGCGATGGCTGTCTCGCATAGTCTGACAACTGCATCTTTCAGGTCGATTGTGTTCATCTCAAAGCCTTTGCCCTTATCTCCTCCATGAGACAATTTCCACACTACATTTTTGCACGCCTCCAATAGCTCCGGCGCAGCTGCGATCAGGCGAGCGTTGGCGCAGGTCTCGGAATCATCATTGATACCGCCATCGAGGCGGACAATATCTCTTGTGGCGCTGGTGATTGTGCGGTCTCCGTCGTGCGTTCCATTGTGGCGTATGCGCCACGGTCCCAGTGTGTGGCTCATTTCGTTTCCTCCCTCTGCCGTTTCTGCGCCTCCCGCGCAACCTCGATGTTGCGCCGGGTAGCTGCGCGCTTGGCTTCTGATGTTGACTTCCCGCCCCGTGACGCCATGTGGTGCGCGACGGTCAAGTCGTCGATTTCCTGTCCGCAGTGGGGGCATTTCATGATTGCGCCTCCTGTGCCATCAGCTCCTGCTCGTGATAGTGCTGGATGGCCGATGCAAGCGCCTGCTTCGGGTCCATGCCGTCGTGTTCCCGAGTGTAGCAAGCGCCCACAAGCCACATCTCCGGGATTTCGTACCTAGCAATGGCTTTGTCGAATTGGACTACCGTGACTTTGACGATTCGCATGATTTCCTCCTCGCGGCCTGAGTGCCGCCATTTCCCGGGATTCCGGGATAGCTAGAAAAGCGTTTTGGGCTCGAATAAGGGCAGCTCTGTGGTCTTGTGCTTTTTGTTCAGCCCGAGCAGTTCACGTTTGGATGTCCGGCAGTCGGGCGCTTGCATGATCTTCTCTGCGATCATCTGCCCGATCGCCCGGCGCTGCCGGGTCTGCGCCTCGATCATTTCTTCGTGTAGTTCTTCAATGGTTTTCATGCACATAACTCCTGTGTTGCCGGTTTGTTGTAACGCGCCTCTGCCGCTTTGCGGGCAATCGCTGATCTTTGCTCGGCCGTCAGGCGTCTGGCCCTTGCCTTTCCGCCGGCGCTCGCCATCGTTTTATGGAAATCGGTTTCATCGTCCAGCTTATCTATCTCGAAATCCGTGCCTTCGTACTTTTCCAGCTTTGAGCGCAACTCCTCGACTTCGCGCCTGAGACGCTCGATTTCCGCTTCGTACTCCTTGACGAGACCGGCATCCTTGCTGGTAAGCACGCGCCGTCTCGGATCAAGCAGCCATTGGAGTAGGCAGTCGCCATCTGTGATTCCGGGGTATCCGGCTTCCCGGAGCTGCGCCGCCACTTCGTCAGGATCCTGTGTGCTGGACGTCCTGAAGACTTGCGACCGGACGGCGCCGGGCAGCTCCAGCCATTCGGACAGTAGGCCGGAGCGGTCGATACGCTTCCGGCTGATTCCGCCGATGTCCTGTATTGCCGTGATTAAAGTCTCGTCTCTCATGACTTACCTCTTAGGGTTAGCCCGCATCCAACATTCCCAGCCCCACGCATGGGGCAAGGATGAGGGATCAGGCTACTCTACCGATTCGATGATGAGACGAACTGCCCGCAGTGATGCCTTGTCCTCTGCGGCACGCAATTCTTTGCGGGTGAATATGAGAGCGTCAGGATATTCACTAGACCACCCGTAACCAGTCCAGAATTGCCCCAACTGGTTCCTAAGGATGTATTTCTTTGATTTCATGTCCGTTTCCTCCTGCCCTTCTATAAGCACTTACCGTGCCAATGAGCGCTTACAAATAACTACAATGATTGCAACAATCGGATATGTTTGTCCAGTAGCCAATTGTAAACCCTGCCTTACACTCGATTTTAAAGTGTGCTGCAAATGCAATGGATACAATAGATGTGAGTGTAAGGCAAAAACTGTGCGGAAATGGGAAAGTGTAAGGCCCGATTTACATAGTAGATGGAATTGTACGTTTTTACCCAGATTTGGACATATTTACCCAGATTTGGACACTTCTGGAAACTATTTTCAGGCAACTGATAGATTCCGCTTGACTTGAATGTGCGATCTAACCCTTAATAATCCCGAAGCCCGGCAGTGATGATGAGATGGAGTGTCCCCAGGTAAGAATGCCGGGAGTCCGCAAGTGGATAATCCAAGATTTCCCGTTCACCCAACAAAACCCAGCCCGGCATCGGTAAATCGCTCCATCCGCCAGGACATCGACGTTTCCGCCTACGCCTGGCGCTTCCCATTCGGTCTGTATAAAGGTAAGCAGATCGTCAGTGTGCCCGATGACTATCTCAGGTATATCCGCCACACCTCGAACAATCTAAACACCGTTAAGAGGTGCGCCGAGGAGTTGGGCCGGCGATCAAGGATCGGTCACTCAGTGCCGGCAGGGTTCAGGCAGAGGAGAGGTTAGGTGGTGCTTGCCGGCAAGCAGGGTGATGAATTGATAAACAACCGTTCCTATTATATTGTGGGATCCGGAAACGCCAACAGTTACGGGCACCCGGCTCCAGAGCTGGGATATCAGGCTGATCCTGCCTTGTGGTCTCTAGGGACCGATTGTGACACTCAAAAACACCACAACCAGAACATTAGAATCATGAATGTAGGCTAAATGCAATGATACCAGTGATTGCAGGTACATTAGAAGGTGACATAATAGGGTATTATCAGAATAAGGCATGTTCCGTGAACGTAGGATTGATCAGGAACCACTATTCCGGAGAGGGGGGAGGGGGCATTTAGAGGCCGGCGGCCTCACTTTTCACGGTTCCCCCTGTATCTACAGAATTCCAATGGCCCGATATTCGACACGCAAGCCTGAAACTCCGCGTCACATAGGGCGGCCCCGCGCCGATCAGATGATTCCGTTGGACAAGTTGATCGTTCTGCGTGAGAAGGGACTGTCCTACGTTCAGATCGGGAAGATACTTGGGTGTACCGCCGCCAACGTCAAAATCAGGCTGAATGCGCTCGGGATGACGCTGGAATCGGATGTGGTGGAGAAGTTCAAGGAGAAGCGTGCCGACATCCTGGCGAGTCATCAGTTTCAAGTGTTGGAGAACCTGGGTCCGGAGAAGTTGAAGAAGGCAGGCGTGAGGGAGTTGTCGGTGATGTTCGGAATCCTGTACGACAAGGAGAGGTTGGAACGTGGGCAGTCGACGGCGAACATCAGCACCTATGCCCATATTCTGAGGGAAGAAGGGGAGTCGGCGGATAAGTTGTCGGCCATCGAGGCGGAGATTGCCTCACGGAAGGCGTTGAATCCTTGATCGATCTGAAGAGTTTGAGCCTCGAAGAGTTGGAGCAGATGCTTTCACAGGAAAAGCTGAAGATTTCCATGTTCGAGGCTGAGAAGCAACTTTACCGCGAGACGCACCTGATCGAGTTTTTCGAGCCGTTTCCGCATCAGGCGAAAGCCCTTGAATATCTTAATGCCGGGAAGAAGACGGTTTTGCTGCAGGGGGCGAATCAGATCGGGAAGACGGTGTTCGGCGCGGTATTCACCGGCGCGGCGTGTCTCGGGATTCAGCCGTGGGACAAAAGGCCTACGATTTTCGGGGACAAGCCGATATCTGTCAGGATCGTCTGCGAGGATTACGAGCACCACGCCGACAAGGTGATCATCCCGGAGTTGAAGAAGTGGTTGCCCGTGGGCCAGTACACGATCAAAAAGAACAACATCGGCACAGAAGCTTTCTGGCAGTTCAAAAACGGCAGCACGATCGAGATCATGACCAACGCCCAGGATACGAAACTGCATGAAAGCTGGAAGGGCGATCTTGTATGGGCCGATGAGCCGACGAGCCATGACAAGTATGTTGCCAACAGCCGGGGGCTGATCAGCCGCAACGGGGTTTTCCTCATGACCATGACGGCCGTGCGGGAGTCGTGGATCCTGGATGAGATTGTCAGGAATACAGATCCGAGTTTCTCGTGCGTGACCGACGTCCCCATGACGGACAACCCGACGCTGGGCGAAGATGCGATCAGGATTTACGCCTCGAAGCTGCTCGAAGACGAGAAGGTGGCCCGTCTCTACGGCGGGTGGCTCAACCTGGTCGGCCTGATCTGGAAGGGATTCCGGACCAACGTCCACGTCATCGACCCGTTTGCGGTCCCTCTGGACTGGCCTGTAGTCGCCATGATCGATTGGCACACGAACAAGCCCCACGCCGTGAGCTACTACGCCGTCGATCCTCACGGCATGTGGTATCTGGTCGACGAAACATGGGTCAACGAATCGGCCGAGGAAGTGGCCGATCGGATCATCCGTAAGACGAAAAGCGACGACTGCTGGCGCATTGAGCGGGCTTTCATCGACCCATTGAGCAAGGGCGACACCCAGTATAGCAAGCGCATGGGGATCCAGATCGACGATTCTTACACGACGATCGAGACACGGCTGCGAGGGGCAGGCATCAGGCTGGAGACAGCGAGCAAGGACAAGGGATCGGGCATCAAAAACGTCGAGAAGATGCTTTCGGGCGTCAACGGCCGTCCATCGCTTTTTTTCTTCCGGTCGCTCGTGAACAAGATCCCGAACGAAGGAACGGTCTGGGAAATGCAGCGGTGGAACTACGACGAGGACGGCAATCCGAAGAAGGAAAACGACCACTTCTGCGAGAATCTCTACCGCCTGACGCTGACCGGCGTCAAGTACACCGACCCGCGTGTTTCACGTTTGACAGTGCGTGAGGAAGCTTAT